CACCTCAACCACAAGCTGTAGAAGAGGACTTACCATTCTAGTATGAACGTACAGGAAACAGAGATCAATGGATTTGCGATTGACAAGTTCAATCAATATGGCCTAGAAGTTGGCAAGACACAGGGTGTATGCCCTTGGTCTTCCAAGTGTAGGAAACCTGAAAATCAAAAGAAGAAATGTTCTTCTTATGATTGGGAACGTGGTCTCGGCACCTGTCATAATTGCAACACTAGTTTTCAACTACATACTTACAAGCGCAAAGGTAACAGCGAAAAGGTTTATGTTAGACCTGGAGTTGACACCATAATGCAACGTAGTACTAAAGTTGAAGACTGGTTTGCATCACGAGGCATATCTGCTCGTACCCTAGCTGACTTAAAAGTTAGCGAAGGTATGGAGTGGATGCCTCAGACAGGTAAGTCCGAAAATACTATCCGCTTTAATTATTATATGGGCGATCAACTAATCAACATTAAGTATAGAGATGGTCGTAAAAACTTTAAGCTTTATAAAGGGGCTGAAAAGATCTTTTACAATATAAACTCTATAGTTGGTTACGACGCTTGTATAATAGTTGAAGGCGAGATGGACGTGCTTGCAATGCACGAGGCGGGAGTTAAAAACGTTATATCAGTACCTAACGGTGCTACGTTAAACTCAAACAATCTCGATTACTTAGATAATTGCATCGACTATTTTGAAGACAAGACTGAGGTTATCTTAGCTCTTGATACTGATGAACCAGGCCAAGCTCTTAAACAAGAGTTTATACGTAGGCTAGGAGCTGAAGTATGCTACTTAGTTGACTTCGATGATTGTAAAGACGCCAACGAGTATTTATTAAAACACGGAGTAGATAAGCTACGCGACGTTGTTACTAGCTGTAAACAAGTACCGCTAGAAAACGTATCAACATTATACGATATAGAAGATGAACTTAAAGACTTTGTACAAAACGGTTTTAAACCAGGTTTCCAAGTCGGACTTCCTAACTTTGATAAGATATTCAGTACTTATACTGGTCAGTTTATCACTGTCACTGGCATCCCGTCTTCTGGTAAGTCTGACTTCGTTGATCAAATGGTGGTTGGCTACAATAACAACTATCAATGGAAGACTGCGTACGCGTCGCCTGAAAACCAACCGACGTATCTACATGCTCATAAGCTAATGCGTAAACACTGGCAAGACATGCCAACGCCAGGTGATATAGGTAGCCAACAATGGAAGAAGATAGCTGACCATGTTAATGACAACTACTTCTTTATTGATATGGACAAGTATACACTTGAGTCTGTATTACGTAAAGGCGCTGAGCTTGTAAAGCGTAAAGGTATTAAATGTTTAGTTATCGATCCGTTTAATAAGGTTAGAGATACAAATGCACACTCTGATGATGTAAACCGTTATACAATGGATTACTTACAGAAGATCGAAATATTTGCTAAGAAATATGACGTGCTAGTGTTTATTGTAGCTCACCCAACTAAAATGTATAAAGGCCAAGATGGAAAAATTGAAGAACCTACTATGTATAATATCAAAGGCGGTGGTGAGTGGTATGACGCTTCTTATCACGGCTTATTGGTCCACAGGGACTACGAAGCTAAAACGGTTAAAGCGAAAGTACTCAAGGTTAAATTCCAAAATCTAGGTGAGAACGGAGCTGAAGCTCATTTCACGTGGGAACCTAGATCTGGTAGTTTTGTACCTATGATGGCAGACGTTGCTGAACAAGAAGCTATGCCATGGGAATAAACGATAAAAAGAAAAATAAAAAAGTTTTAGGTAGAGCGCCTGAAGCTATACCTTATACTGATGATAACATGAAGCATATTGCTTGGTGTATGAACAATAGTATAGTCGTTGGTTTTTCTCCGATATGGGCTTCAGAAGATGATTGGACTATTGATATAAAAATCAACAACAAATCAAGCGTTGATCCTAACACGTACACAGGAGAAGAAGTTATGGCTAAAGTTTATGAATACTATAAATACTACTACGATAAATATGAAAAATAGATTTTATAATGCAGACTCTGCTTTCACTTATTTTTTAAATGAGATCAGATGTAATGGTATAGAGTTTGGTGATACTAAAGCTTTATTCAATATAGGTTTTACTATGGAACAACCACGTGATATGTTTATATTAAACAAAGAACGTGAGTGGAACAGAGAGTATGCTGAAGCTGAATGGCAATGGTATTTATCAGGTGATCGTAATATAAACAAGCTAGGTGACTTATATGGTAAGGTGCCGCCGATATGGACGCGTATGGCTGACAAAGATGGTAATGTTAATTCTAACTATGGCTGGCAGTGGAATCGTAATAATCAACTTACAAAAGTTATAGATAAATTATCTAACCCAAATACTAGACAAGCAGCTATATCGATATACGATGGCAAAGAAATAGATATGTATGACACCGATACACCGTGTACTTACGCTGTGCAGTTTACGATAATGCCTAAAACTAATAAGCTTAACATGGCTGTAGTTATGCGATCAAACGATTTATGGTTTGGCTTCTGCAACGATCAGTATTGTTTTGCTAACTTGCAAATGCTTGTAGCATACGAGCTAGGTATTGATGTCGGTGAGTATTATCATTATGCACACAACTTACACTTATATAATAACAAGCTATGACATATTGCATATACCATATACCAGGTAAAAAAATCGGTGTAACAAATAACCTGGAAGAACGAGTTACACGACAACAAGGTTATACAGAAGATGAATATGAAATACTAGATATGTCAGACGACATTTGCTACATATCTCACAGAGAGATAGAGCTGCAAAAAGAATATGGCTATAAAGTAGATCGTAAACTGTATAAAGATTTAAACCCTATAAAACAAGAATTAAATTCTATGAATATAAACATAACAGAACAAACAACTACGTTTCCATGCCCAGTAAATAAGCTTAAAGGCAGACTTATGGACGAGATAGGTATGTGCTGGAAAACAGATCACGGTAGATGCTGTATCGACGCTGACTCTATTAAATGGATTATGGAAAACGTAAAGACATCTATGTATAACAACGATAGATGCTACGTATATAATAAGGCGTTTGCTAGGTACTTTGATAACAACGATTGCTGTAAGACAAATACAGGCGCGTTAAACATGAGTGGTCGTAGAGCGCCAGATCGTTTTGATCTAATCAGAACATGGGCAAATGAACGAGGCTTGTATGATAAAGGCGATACTAAAACTCAATACTTAAAGCTTATGGAAGAAGCTGGCGAGCTTGGTAGAGCTATACTAAAGAACGACGAGCCTGAGTTTATTGACGCTATCGGTGATATGGTTGTAGTACTAACTAATCTAGCTAGACTAGGTGGCGTATCAATTGAAACTTGTATTGATTCAGCGTATGACGTTATTAGTAAGCGTACAGGTAAAATGGTTAACGGTACATTTGTAAAAGATACACTATGAGCGATAGAGAAATAATGAATGCTAAGTCATCTACTAAAAAAGTAATGATGAAGTTTCGCGATCCAGTAGTACAACGCGTTTGTGAAAAGTTTACGCAACGATCTGACGAAGGCTATGCTAAGTACGGTCGTACGTTAAGCGATGAAATGCTAGGCGGACATAAACATCTTGATGGTTATCTCAACGATATACAAGAAGAGCTTATGGATGCAATACTGTATATACAAACAGCTCGTGAGTTAATAGACCATATCATTGGGCCGCAAGACGACGCATAAAACCAAGAGCAGGAAACGAGGACCAGTTAAGTCAAAAAAGGTTACCTATGATGGGATAACCTTTGCCTCGGGTCTTGAGCGTTATATGTATCAAGCACTAAAGAAAGCTAAGATCAAAGCCGAGTACGAGCCGGAGACATTTGTTCTTCAAGAAGGATTTATGTGCGACATACAATGTTACGAGCGTCAAAGCAACGGTAAAGGCGACATGGTTAATCGCGGAGAAAAGAAAATACTACCTATCAAGTACACTCCTGATTTTATCGGTAATGGTTTTATAATAGAAACAAAAGGCAGGGCAAACGAAAGTTTTCCTATGCGTTGGAAAATGTTTAAGAAATACATTAACAAACATAATATGCCTGTGACTTTATATAAACCCCAAAATCAAAAGGAATGTGATAAAGTTATAGAACTAATAAAAAGCAAACAATGAGTTGGGAATTAAGCGTTGGGTTTTACCCAGGAATAATTGTAGGATTTAGATCTTACGAACAAGAAACATGTAACAATCATGTGTTGTATTTACCTTTCGTAGATATATGTTTAACAATTTTAAAACAAGAGTATGAGTCAGATTAGCAGAGATATTTTATCAGATATTACAGTGCATATGAAGTATGCTAAGTATATACCTGAGCTTAACAGAAGAGAAACATGGGAAGAGCTAGTTACACGTAACTTAGAGATGCACGTTAAGAAATATCCTGAGCTAACAGATCAAATCAACGAAGCTTATAAATATGTATATGATAAAAAAGTTTTACCGTCAATGCGTTCGCTACAGTTTAGTGGCAAGCCTATTGAAATATCTCCGAACAGGTTGTATAACTGTAGCTACTTACCTATTGACCACATTGATAGCTTTAGTGAGACTATGTTCTTACTTCTTTCAGGCTGTGGGGTGGGTTATTCAGTGCAGCAGCACCACGTTGGAAGATTACCACACATCATTAAACCGTTTGAAAAGCGACACAGGCGTTTTGTAATTGGTGATAGTATTGAAGGTTGGGCTGATGCGGTTAAAGTACTTGTTGAGTCGTACCTTGGTGGTCGCAGATGTTCTAAAGTAAAGTTTGATTACTCAGACATCAGGCCTAAAGGTGCAAGGCTAGTGACGTCAGGAGGCAAAGCTCCTGGCCCACAGCCACTCAAAGAGTGTTTAGTTAAAGTTCAAGGTATACTAGATAATAAAGATGATGGAACAAAGCTTACAAGTCTTGAAGTACACGATATCGTCTGTCATATTGCTGATGCTGTCTTGGCTGGTGGCATACGACGTGCAGCACTTATATCGTTATTTAGTGCTACAGATGAAGAAATGATATCATGTAAGTCAGGCAACTGGTGGGAACTTAATCCGCAGCGTGGTAGAGCTAATAACTCTGCTGTGTTAATGAGACATAAAGTTAAGAAGAAGTTCTTTATGGATCTGTGGAAAAGAGTTGAAGCATCAGGAGCTGGAGAACCTGGCATATATCTAAACAATGATAAGGACTGGGGAACAAACCCGTGTTGTGAGATTGCTCTTCGTCCTTATCAGTTCTGTAACCTATGTGAGGTTAACGTATCAGATATAGTTGATCAAGATGATTTAAATGCTAGAGTTAAAGTTGCTGCCTTTATAGGTACGCTGCAAGCAGGTTATACAGACTTTCACTACCTACGTGAGGTGTGGAAAGATACAACTGAGAAAGATGCATTAATAGGTGTATCAATGACAGGCATTGGCTCTAACAAAGTTATGAATCTTGATATGAAAAAAGCTGCTGATATTGTTAAGCGTGAGAATACTAGAGTTGCTAAGCTTATAGGTATTAATAAAGCAGCGCGTACAACTTGTGTTAAGCCAGCAGGTACTACATCACTAGTACTAGGCACATCATCTGGTATACACGCTTGGCATAACAAGCACTACGTACGTAGACTACGAGTTGGTAAGAACGAAGCTATTTATTCTTACCTAGTTAAGAACCACCCTGAGTTGATCGAAGATGAATACTTCAGACCTCATGATACAGCTGTAATCAGTGTACCGCAAGCGGCGCCTGATGGTTGTATTGTAAGAACTGAGTCTGCATTTGATTTACTTGAGAGAGTAAAGAAAGTATCAACTGACTGGGTATCGCCTGGTCATAGGACTGGTTCAAACACTCACAATGTTTCTGCTACTATTAGTTTAAAAGCTAACGAGTGGGACGAGGCTGGTGAGTGGATGTGGAAAAACAGAGAATACTATAACGGTCTATCTGTTTTACCATACGACGGTGGTACATATACTCAAGCTCCATTTGAAGACATTACTAAAACTAAATTTAATGAAATGGTTAAGTCACTAGATACTGTTGACTTATCAAATGTAATGGAGACCGAGGATAACACAGATCTTTCTGGTGAGCTAGCTTGCTCAGGCGGGTCGTGTGAGGTTACATAATCTAAACTACCGGATACAGAAAAGGGGAACTTAACGGTTCCCCTTTTTTTTATTTACACCAGCCGCAGCTAATGCATATTGGACATATGTGTTTCATGGTTTTATTTTTTTGTTTTGTCTTTACCTTCTATTTGACTAGCAACACCTCCCAACGTGCCAGTGTCACGATCAAACCAGTAGCCTAAATTACCAAGACTTCTAATAACATCACTAGCTTTGTCTCCTTGGAACGTTAAGCTTTTACCAAGATCTTTACCACCTTTAATAAAATCAAAAGCTTTACCTCCTGCAGGCGGAACTACATTAAGCACTGCAGCAGTATTGTATGCAGCACCTTTCAGGTGTTTAGCAGCATCACTAAAAGATCGAGGTCTATTAAGTCCTATAGTCGCATCAATACTTCTTCCAAAACTAGCAGCAGCGTTTCCAATGTCAAAATAAGGATTTCCTACCCCGGCAAAAGACGCTCCTATTTGACTTTTATCTTTTACGTCTTCTGTTTTTTCATATCTTTCTTTATCTTGCTCAGGTGTTTGACCTAATAGCTTTCCAACTAAAGATCTTTTTTCATAGGCTTCATCAAACTCTTTTTGCTCTTTTTCGAGCTTTTCAAAATCAGCCTTTGGATCTGCTACAGCTTCGTCGCTATGTGAATGGTCAGCAGGAAGAGACATATCGACATGTTTAAGTGGAGATATTTTACCTCTTGATCGGTCACTTTTTACTAGCCCAGCAAGACCATATACTCTTTTTCCATTCATTTTTCTCCACACTTTTTGCTTGGGTTGCCAACTTGTACCCAGTTTTCTTTTTGAAACCAATCACGTAATGTAGCTCCTTTTTTACGAGCACCTTTAACATTACTCTTACTTGAGCGTTTATACTTACCACCTTTAGCTGCAGATCTTTTAGCGCGTACTACTTTATTTCGTTCTGACTTGCTCATGCTTCTAACTTTAGCAGCAGGCAAACAAACCTTTTTAGTACCACCACCTTTAGTTTTCTTAGGCATAGCAGAAATAACGCTGTCAATTTTTTTTGCTTGACCAGCGTGGGTTTTACTAGCTTTTTTTAGTTCTTTAGATACTGCCTGCAACACAGGTTTTTTCATCTTAAACGCCATTACTTATTGTGTTTTCTTTTTAATTCTTTTTTAGCAGCTTTAGCTAAGCGAGCTTGCTCCATTTTACCCATGACTCTAGCGCGTTGCTCTAATACAGTTAGTATCTGTATTTTTCTAGCGTAAGGTTTGTTAATACGTTTTACTTTAGCTATAGTTTTTCTAGCATCAGATACTGTAGCAAACTTAATTGATACTGTGTCTTTAGGATTTTCGTCTGTGTATAGTCTTCTACCGCTACCTTTAGGCTTTTTGCCTGTACCTTTTTTAGGATCAGCTTTCTTTTTCTTAGGTGAAGGTCTATTAGTCTGCATATTTATAAACCAATTTGCTAATTGTTTATCTCTTGGTGTAGCGTCTTTACGATTTTTAAGCTTACGAGCTTTTTCAACTGTAACATCACCGCCGTATAGCTTAGATATTCTAGCTTTCAACACGCCTCTATAAGCTTTACTTGCCATCTTTCTTCTTACCTAAACGCTTACGAACTATATTCATAACTGTTTTCATTTTACGAGCATAGCTAGGTTTCTTTTGTCTATTAAAAACATACTGTTGGTTAAGGCTACTAATAATTTTAGATAAATTACCTTTTCTAGTTTTAATAAGCCATGATGCTAGTGCTGATGGAGATAAATCTTTAAACTTACCTTTAGCATCAGGAGCATCTGAATCGTGCCACGTAATAGACTTTTTAGTTTTTTTCTTTTTAACAGGTGTTGATCTATATATAGCCATTATATTTTGTCTTTAATATGATTGTACATATCTAAACCTAGCTTTTTACCAAACACAGAGTCTGATTTGTAGTGAGCTCTAGCAGAGTTTCTACTGTCAGATATATCTTTAGCTGTCTTCATAAACTGCGACTTAGCTTTAGGATACATCTTGCTTAACGCACTACCTATTAAATATCCTTGAGCTGAGTGACCTGACGGATATGCAGGCGTACGCATAGAGTTTAGCTTAACAGTTTCCATTTTGATATTCATCTTCTTAGCTAAAGCTCCAGGCCTAGGTCTTTTAAAATGTCTTTTTAGTTTCATTATAGGCGAGCTAGAATCATTAACTAATTTTTTAACTAAATCTTTAGGAAAGTCGACACCAGCTTTTTTTGCTGTCTTTTTAAATGATCCTGCAACGTCGTCTTTTTCTGTAATAAATTTTTTATTAATAGGAGTTTTAGCAAGCTGCTTTATTTCTTGAGCAGTTTGAAAAGAGCTATCAGCCGGAGGCTTGTTACTCTTAAATTTTTCTACGCTATAATCCTTAAATAAAGACATTACTTTTTCTTTTTACCCATCTTACTAGGTCCGCCAGCTCTAGTACAACGCACACCCCAACCTGAAGCATAAGCACTAGGCCATACTTTAAATTTACGCTTAGCTGCAGACTTACAAGGTCCACTAATTTTAGTGCGCTTAATTTTCTTTTGCATAGGCGACTTCATTTTAGCTGGCGCTGTTCCTTCTTTAATTATTTCAGGACCATACTGTCCTCCTACTCCTATTTCTTTGTGACGGTGACCGTCAATTTCTTCGCCATGATACTTAGGCTTAGTCATATCAACAGAAGTTTTGTGCTTCATTGCCGATGAAAAAAACATCGGGCCTTTCATTTTAAATGCCATGATTTATTATTTTAACAATTCCATCTACGTCTAGCTGCACGACCTCTTTTGCTTTTCCAACCTTTTGATCTAGCGCAGAACGATTTTCTACGTTTAGCAGCTTTGCTGCCTGGTTTTAATTTAGATGGTTTAGTAGTAACAGCTGTTTGTAACTTACTACCAGGGTTTTTACGTCTATATTCTTTTACACCTTTCTCAGTCATACCTCCACCAGCAGCAGCACCAGTACCAGTTGACTTAGCTTTATTAAAGTTTTTACCTGGACCTATAGTTCTACGTACGTCAGGCTTACGTTTACGCTTACGCTTTTCAAACGGAGAGTCATCAACCATCTTAATAGGATTATCAGTGGTTTGAAAGTTTCTACGTCTACCGCAAGACGTTACAGCAAAAGGATTATTTTTTTGTACGTATGCCATTACATTAATTCATAATGTGTCTTACCATTTTTCTTAACGGCTTTAAGACACCTGTGTCTATTGTCTTCTTCAGATACATAGCTAACATGTATCCATGCAGGGTTTTTATCATCGCCAAACTCCCAGATCATTTGATCGTAGTCTAAGTGATACCGCATCCATTTAAACATAGAAGCATTAGTTCTATGTCCATATGTATCATCAAGATCTATAGCTTGGCCTTTACAGTGTTGAGAGTTTTTACTACCACCAATAGCCACGTTTAGTTCAGGTGATCTATAAAAACTATTTATTTTAATTGGTCCACCTACGTGTTTGCGTAATGGTTCAAAAACTTTCTCAGCTATAAGCTTCATGTTCTCAAGCTCTTCAACGTCTGGTATATTATCTATACCTCTACGCAAAGCCGTGTTTGAGCGAGTTGCTTCCTTATAACTTATATGATCACTTATTTTATCCATTATTTTATTATTATTGATAACGGCGTAGAACCTCCTAACCCAGCTCCAGCTGTAGTTATTTTAAGAGCTAACACAGAATTATTAAACGATACGTTTTCTAAAAATATACTTGATTTACCTGGTATATCTGTTTTTAATATATAACACTTCGTTCCAGATGTGTCTTCTAAAAACAAATCAACTGTAACATCTGTGCTCGCGTGAGCGTTTGTTAATCTAATAGAACTAATACTACCTTTTCCTTTATAAAAATCTATTAACGTAGTTGTTGTAGCACTTGTTATATTATATAATCCTTTTTCCATTACGTATTATATTGTTGCTATTGTTACTGTTGCACCATATATTAATGTATTAGTAGTTCCTGGAGCTACTTTTATTACTAAATCTTGCGTTGCACTAGACGGTATATCTGTTATATCAATGTTAGCGTTAAAATCGCCAGATGTTGAGCTTACGTTATTGTCAGCTCCAGTTTGATAGTTAAACGACTTAACTGTAACAGCGCTAGATGTACTTGCGCTCGCGTGAACTTGTACGTGAGTTGCTTTGTATCCACTAGGTAATTTTTGAAACGCGTAACCTTCTAAAAGAGAGTTAAAAAACACTATACCTAAAGTATTTGATGTATCATCTTCAATATATCCCCAAGCTCTAGTACTATCATCATTAGGCACAAACTGATCTGGCATTATTTTAATAACAGTAGTGCTAAATGGATCTGCTGTTACTCCACCAGCAGCTGCATTAATACGATCATCAATAGCAGCTGAAGTCATAATGCTAGTGTTGTTATCAGCAAACGATTCAGCAGATGTTTGCACAGCATTTATAGTTGCGCCATCAATTCTAAGATCACCATCTAAACGTGCAGTGCCACTTACTTGCAAGCTACGAAACCTAGCTGCAAGGTTAAATACACGTTGACCAATATACTTAATCATTTAACAACTCTCTTGACAACAACGCGACCGTTCCAAACAATACGTAACATATACATTCCTGGAGGCCATAGGGACGCGTCTATCGCGTTCGTATTTGTTTTAGATAATAGGATACGTCCGTTTGAATCGATCACGTCTATGTCAACGTTTTGATTTATGTTTAACACATTACTAACTGGGTTTGGATAGACAACTAAGTCATCACCAGCTAGTATGGATTCTATACCTGTTACACTGCAGTAGTCATATGTTGCTTGACAAGTATTGTCCCACTCTTCACTACAGCAATATGGATCTGCTTCAATTACCCACGCATAACACAAGTCGTTTAACCAGTACGGTTCGCCAGGTCCACCAATACAACCAGCATCATATAAACAGTTATCAGTAGATTCATTTGCAAGTTCATTATAGTTGTACGCTAGTGGGTCCATACAGTCGACCACCACTTCTTCGCACGAGCCATTATCAGTATTAGCAGCTGGATCATAATTAAAAGCGCTACTGTCAGTACAGCCATAAATGTAAGGGATACAGCTACCATCTTCAGCGTTAGCTTCTGGATCATAATTAAACATTGTTGCGTCCGTGCAACCGTAGACAAAAGGTATACAGCTATCATCGTCAGTATTAGCGGCCGAGTTGTAATTGAAAGCAAGTGGGTTCATGCAGCCTAACACTACAGGTATACAACCCTCGTTATCAACGTTTGCTTCTGGGTTATAGTTAAATGCTTCTTCGTCCATGCAACCAAATACTGCTAGCGTCTGACAGTCACCGTTATCGTAATCAGCTTCGTAGCCTTGCGTATAATATTCTAAGTAACCCGCTTGAGTACAACCAGCTTGATAGTAGCAACTACCATCTTCTGTATTTACTTCAGCGTTATAGTTTTGTGCTGCTTCATCTGTACAACCATATGAGTATGGCTCACAGTAGTTACCACACCTTAAATATGGAGTATAAGTTTTATTAGGTTCTACAGGATCAAGCCAAGGATTAGTGCCTTTATCAAATACAATATCTCCGTTAGGTTTAATAAGTTTAAATCCTACTTGTGATATATCTGTTACAGTTCCGCCTTGACCAAAGAAGCCGCCAAACTCTACAGGATAAAATGTAAACTCAACATGTGTTAGTGAGCTTACTGTAATATTATAAAACGCATCTTGATCTGTACATGTAAATGCGCCAATAGGTTCGCCATCTTGTACTACACCTAAATATGAGTTATCCCAACCATCACCACCACCATCAAACAACATAAGCGTGTACTCACACTCAGGCACTAAGTCCATGGTATTAGCTAGTGAGTCATAGTTAAAAGCGTTTTCGTTTATACAACCTGGTATTGCAGGCGTTATACACTGGCTTTGATCGTTATTTTCTGCAAGAGAATTAAACTCTAAATAATTAGGGTCTAAGCAACCAAACGGTGGATTTTCTGGTGGACAAGGATTAAGTAAGTTAGGCACGCTATTAGCTTCATAACCAAAGTCTGGATTTTGCCCTTCAAACGGTAGTATACTGTATATAACGTTACCACACTCTGTGTAAACTAATACATCACCATCAGCTGATCCACCTGTAGTAGAGCCAGCAAGACCATCACCATACGAGTCGTATATATTAAACGTAAACTCTACGCCTAACGGTATACAATACTCTGTAGTAACGTTAAGCCCAGCAGTTTCATAAAAACCTTGTTCTTCGCTAGCTAAAACAATAGGCACGCTGTCCGTAGTTAATATTTCCCAGCTAGTTTCCCACTGTGAAAACGTATCACCTGTTATACTTACATAAACGTTTTGAGTTAGCGTATCACCGCACTCAGATACATTACCGTACAAACAAGACTCTTCAAACTCAGACTCAATACCAGCAAATGGATTATAGTTAGACGCTAGCGGATCCATACAACCAAGACCACAATTAGGATTATCTAATACAAGAGTATCCATAATACCGCCAGGTGATTCTACTATAAAGTAATATTCGCTACTAGATACAGGCGTAGATTGTGCATAGCCATAAAAGTAATTACCAAACCAAGGGCCATAAGGTATAAACTGTAGATTATCTAAATCATCGCCTCTATAAAATCCTACAGGCTGACAACCTGGTGGCGCTTCCCAGTTTACGCTTAGCTCACCTTGATTAGGCGACCATGGAAAACAAGATATCTCACCTTGTAAATTTGTTATACCACAAGGTGGTGGCGGTATAGTATCTACTTGAGAAAATACACAACTCGCTAGTAGCCAAAATATTACTACAAATACGTACGCTAACTTCTTCATTTAAAAATCACTATATATTATTTCATCAACTACGTCTTGCACTTCTCTACGCGTAGCTTCTAGTTGCATCATAATGTTTGCTTGAAATCTTTTAACTTCTTTTCCGTTAAAAACTATGATTGTAGGTACTACTACAATTTCAAAATCATTTTGATAAGAATCATCATCATCAATATTAAGATTCATTACCTCACAATCAGTTAATTCATCAAGATAATCAACGCTATTGTTTGCGTTCCAGCTAGCGTTAAACTGTACGACGCAGATATCACTGTCGCATAGATTTTGCCCAAGCGCTGTGCCTGCTACAAACACAAACAACATTACCAGAAGATATGTTATCACTGATCCAAAGTTCATTGTCTCTTCCATGCTTTCTTATTAATTATAATACTACTAATAGAGTATATAGCTATAAAAGCTATAGCGTATATAATACTTGGGTGCCCATGATAATCACACGTATGACTATCACACATACCAAAGAAGTGTTGTGTAAATTCTTTCATTACTTATTTATTTATGATGCTTCATCATGTGGATCCATCATGTACTTTTCAAGAGCTTCTCTAGCTTGATCTAAATCTTGTTTAGTTTTCTCGTTCTTATCTTTGTTATACTGTTTTTCGAAAGCCTCTACATCAGATTGTAATCTATCAAGTTCTTTTGAAGGGTGAGACTTGAGCGCAGACACATCTTGCATAGGAAAACCTTTCATCTTAAACGCCATGATTATTTTAATTTATCAATTTTTTCTTCAATACGATCAAGATCTTCTTTGAGCTCAGACACATCTTCTTGTGTAGTCATAATAGTCTGACGCACTAGTTGATCTTTCATATCAAACTCCATGCGAGTTATATCTGGTGGTAGTGGTTCAGGTAGTTCTTTTGCTAAAGCTATATCAGCTTGTAGCGTAAAGTACATACCAATTAAAGCAGCTAAACCTGCTGCAGCCATACCTATTGTTTTGAGGTCTAATGTTACTTTAGTATCCTCACCTATTTGCTTTGCCATATCTTAAAAGATTACATAGTTTGCTCCACACTTAAAGTTGTACCACTCTCTGTTCCAGTACTTATAGTATCTACCTTCAAGAAATACACCTATGTGTTTATTAAATCTGTGTCCGTATATTAAACCAGCTGAGTAGTCAAGCCACTGACCACCTACTGTATTGTGATACATATATTCACCTCCAGTGTCGTAATGGTAGGGTAAAACATTTCCCCATGTGTGGAACCAGAAGTCGTCTGTAAAGTGATAGAAGTCGAAGCCGGCAACCACCGAGTAATTCCATTGACGAGAGAGTTCACTTCTTTTTCTAGTAGTATATTCAGATAAGATGTTAGGGATAGTGACTGCTTCCCAGACTTCAGTGTTTGTTGCAACGACTGTTCCGTCAGGAGCGAGGTACTCGCCTGTAACAAGGTTGTGTGAATATCCTTCTTCAATTGCGAGGTAAGTATAGTGTATGTCTCCTGTTGCCAACTTCCACTCTTCAAGTGGATCATACCCGTAAGGTTCTGAGATACGTTGTGCGATACCTGCGTGCAAAGAAAACTTGTTACCGAGCTTAAGTCTAAATCGTTGTGATCCCTCAAAGTACTCAATGTCTGCAAACCCGTCTTCAAGGTATTCAACCTTTGCCATAACTTTGTCTCCGATGTAACGAAAAAAGTGGTGCTGATTAAAGAACTCTTTACCTTGTTGTCTTTCGTATGTAACCTCTCCAAGAAACTCTATGCCGTTACGCTTACCTATATTAGCGTCAGCAGACCAAGATGTTTCTGATCCGTCATAAAAAGCATTAGCTCTGTTTTCATAACCAAACCTAGCGATCTTACGCACACCCATAGATAAACTATAGTCAAATGGTGTTGCTATAGTCTCTTGAGTTAACCCGTCAGTAACAGAGTATATAGTTTGATCTGACACAGAGTTACCTCCGTTAACAGCTGCATAGAACGTAGAAAACTTAAATGCTTTCTTTAACTCTTGAGCATGTAGTACCGTACAGCTAAATAGTAAGGTTAGTAATAAACTTAATCGTGGTAGTAACATTTTCCTGATTTGTTTTTAGTTTTCATTTTACAACGCTTGCCGTTTGATTTTATATGTGAGCACTGAACTTCGTTAGCTTGTTGAGGAACCTCTTGGTGTATTGTGCAGTAGGTTTCGCCTGGCAATACTTTATTGCTACATCTTTTACCACTACGCGTAACAGCAGCACATTGTATTTCTTCTTCAGCTACATTATTATCTCTTTGCTCTTGCTGTTCATCGATATGACCTTGAATTACAGCTTCGTTAGCAGCTTGTTTTTCAGCTTCTCTTTCTTGTTTCTTTTGTTCTCTTCTTTCTTCTGCTTCTTCAGCTTTGATTTCTTTTAGCTCTCGCTTAGCACCTAGCACGTCTTGATTTTGTATACCAAAACTCCAACGGCTCCAACCTAAAAACATAGCTACACGTTTGTAAGTTTCGTTTTCAGAGTCTAACGCTGCTCTAATATTTTGTACCTTGTTATATAACCTACTTAACGGAACATTAGTTACAGCTTCAGTTGCAGCAAAGCTAGCATCATATATAGGATTATCTAGATCTGTTTTAGGCATATAATCAATTACATCTTGATTATACTCCCAAGTTCGCATACCACTAACTAGCTTTCTAGCTTTAATACCTACAGGTGGAGATAAGTTTAAAGCTTCAATAAGCACGTCTGTTTCGTTATACTCTGTCATGTAAACATCGTCATCTTCTTTAGCTTTTTGCTCAAGATGTTCTATAATAACGTTCTTAACAGTAGCTACAACTGCACCTCCAATACCAGCTCCACGTAGTAAGCTGTCTACCATACCGTTAACTACTCTTTCTTTTTTAACGTCAAGATCATCTTCTTCTTCGTCGTCGCCAAACATAACGCTAAATAATGCGCTTTGTAAACCGTAGAATATAGCACTTTGCACTGCGCCATAGTAAATTATTTTAGAAATATTAGCTCTGTTATCTCCCCTACCGTTTATTAAATCTTGGGCAGCACGCTTTATAATTCTATTATACTGCATTGGCGTATTCTGAAAAGCTAGTATCCACTTACCTAATGGCGAAGCTTGTTGCTGAGATATTTTATCAGGTCTAGTAGACTGTTGAGTTTCTTCAGCTACTTCTCTCATATCTTGAAAAGCTTTTGTCTCGGCTTCTTGTTGACTCATACCTTGCTCTAAATAAGTATTAAGTCTATTTCTATACATAGTAGCACCACCTGTAGCAATAGCTAAACTATCCGCTGCTTGTGTAGGTGTAAAACCTAATTGAAGCAAGTAGCTAATAGCTGTTTTCATAGGGTTTTTAGAACCTTGAAGTTCTTTTAAAAGCTCAGCTGCGTTTAAGTCAGTACCAATACCTGCTCTTCTTTGTTTTAAGAAATCAGAGTTAAATATCATAGATACATCAGTCCAATATTGTTTTTGATTAGCAAAAGCTTTACCAGCTGCTAGTAAGTTGTTGTCACTCCAGTTTATAAAATTAACGTTAGATATCATTTGTAGCATAGCAGATCTAGCGTTAAAGAACATTGTAGTACCAATAGATCCATTAAGCCACTGTGTAAAGCCGTTTACTAATCTATTAGAACCAAAGTTTCTAGTACTACCAGTTTTCATACGGTATATACTATCTTCTAAAGCTTCTCTGTAGTTGCTACCAAATACAGCTTCTAGCTTATTTAAATTCTGCTCGCTAAATATAACGTCAACATTGTTGTTCCACTCTTGTAGTAAGGTTTCTCTTGAAGCGTCTATAGTTTCCATGATATCCATAGATATAGTACCTCCTAACCAGTTATCACCTGGCTCTACAGTAGCTTCTGCTTTATCTAATATTTGTTCAAGACCGTTAGCAAAACTTGTAAGTTGCGGATCTGCCTTAACTGCTTTAGTTAATTTATTTAAATCTGCTTGTGATAAACCAGGTACTTCAACTCCGTTTCTATTCCAATTAAAAACTCTTATAGCTTGCTCATACGTAAACTCTGTACCTGGTACTTTACGTTTTAGCTTTGACTTAACGTCTTTATGCGTACGTTTTAAAGCTCTTAAGTCACCGCTAGTCTCTTGCTGCAAAGCATTTAAACGTCTCATGCCGTTAGAATACGGATCAAATAAGTTTTCTTTAAACCATTGGTGATGCTGTTCTCCAATTTGTCCTTTACCTAGCATAGGATACATAAGTCCTTTAAAGTCTTCTGCTGAAGGTGGTAAGAAAAATTTAAACTTACCTTTATTTTTACCACGTTGTTTAGCTTTAGCTGGTGAAAACTTTTTCTTACGATCTACATCTTTTGTTTCTTCTAATATAATATTTAAATCTGCATTTAAATCAGCTTCGCCTTGACCTATTATTTCGCTTACACGAGCAGGAGCAGATCTACTAAATAAAGTTTTAGCTTGTTCAACTTTACCTTTAATATCAAACTCATCAAAAACTTTTCTAACAGCTTCAACGTTTTGCAAAGCGTCGTCTGCAAACGCAATATCATTATAGCCTTGAGCGTGCTTATCTAGCAACCATCTAGCTTTAGCTTCACCTGTAGAATTACCTAGACCGGTAATATTTTCAATAGGTATATTTAAACCTAGTGAATCTAAAAACTCTTTAATAGCTGGTGCAGATTCAGGCGCTCTTGCTGTAAGTATAAATGTATCTTGAGTACCATACTTCTTTGCACGCCTCATAGCTTTATCAAAGAAAGGTCCTGGAGTACCGCCAGTAACTTTATTAAACTCAGAAAAATCTGGCACCCAACCTTCAGCTACAAGATCAGCACCCTGAGTAGCAAAATCTTCAGCGCTTACTATTTTAGTTTCACCGTCTTTATTAAATATAACGTTTGATTTAGTTCTAGCTAGAGTGTCATCAAAGTCCCAAGCTGTCATACCTTTTTTCTTACCAGTCCTTGAGTATAAGCTTTTTTCTTTATTAGCTTTTTTAGCGTTACTTCTTGTCTGCTCTATAGTGCCTACGTCGTTACCACCTAATGGTCCTAAAGCATCTTTACGTTCTTTATTTACTCTGTTCCAATTATCTATAGTAATACCAGCATCACCGCCAATACTAACGCCTGTAGACAACATGCTAAGTTCAAGATCAAACCCAGCTGCTAGTAGCTGTGGACCATAGTATCTACCAAGTGGCGACATGTCTGATGTTTGCCAATAAGGAACAGTTGACTTGTAAAAAAGATTTACAATATCATCGTACTTTTTAGGCAAATAAGCTAACCTATAGTTGTCCATAGTTTGGTCAAACTGTGTTTTCTGATCAGCATTACCAGTCGCTATATACCTTAACGCTTGTAAATTTACTTGCAGCGCTGGAGTCATATGCTCTAATGTAGCGCCAAGCATTATTGGGTTTCCTTTTGAGTCAAGCTTTGGAGTACCATCTCTATTTAAAGCAGGTTCTAACTTGAAAGGTTTAGTAGGTGCGAAATCAAATATAGCAGAAGATCTAGTTAAACCTTGTTGACTAGAATTTAACGTTTCTAGTATTTGAGTAGCTTGAGCAAGACTAATTTCCTTGCTGTCAACCATTGATCTAAGCTCTTCAACTATTTGCCTAAACGCTTTATTGTTTTCTTGTTGAGCTTTTACTATAGCATCTTTATTGTTTACGTGTTTTTTTACTTGATCGTAACTAAAGTTACCGTCCATGTAATTAGAAGGCGGTCTAGAATAATCTCCTATTTCACCTTTTACAGCGCCAAGTAATTTTCTAGTGTCTTCTCTACCGTCTGTAAAAAAGCCTCTTTTACGAGATGATGCTGCTGCTAAACCTGGCACTAAAAATCTTTCATTAAATTCAGCGCCGTATTTTTCTGCTAGTTTTTGACCTAATTTACTAGCACCTGCTCTAGCTTTTTCAACGTCTAAAGGATTAGAAAGATCTAATACATTATTCTCACCAACAACTGTTGTATAATACTGTCTGTGAGTAGTAATTTCATTAACTATATGACCTTGTATTATTTGACTTAAAGGCTGTTTTAATATTCCAACATTAACGCTTACATCTTTAACAGGTTTAAAACCACTAAACTCATCATACACTTGTTGTAGCTCACTACCTATTTTAGCAAATCTTCTAGTTATTAAAGAAACCTCTTTCTTGCCAGCTCTACCAAACTGTTCTATAGCAAGAGCTCTAATATCTTCATCAGTAAACAAGTTATTAAAAGCTCCTTGTATATTACCAGTAACATCTTCAATCATTTGAAGACCTTCTTCACTTTGTATTTTATTTAACACAGCTTGACCAATAGTAGAGTATTCACTTTGCAACTTATTAGCAGTTTTAGAATACAAAGTCTTCGACTTACCGTCTTCAAAAGTAAAACCTTGACCTTTGCCTTGTTCTATTAAAGCTTCTTTAGCAGCTTGATTAGTCATAGCTTTACCTGTCTGATCAATTAAAGCTTTAATTCTAGCACTAGTATTACGATCACTTACATTAGGTTGACCAGCTGGCGTTACACCAAAAGTTTCTAAAAACTCTTGCTTTGTTATATTATCACGTTTTAATTGAGCTGCTAAACCTGCTTTACTACCTGTTTTAGATGCAGATACTCTACCACCTTTTTCATAAAACGGCTCCAATAATACTTTATTAACACCTGTAGATTTACCTGAAGTATCGGTACCTTCTGGTAACATAGCAATCAATGTGTCAGCATGCTTCATAATAAAAGCTTGTGCGTTTTTAACGTCACCTTTAGTTAAATTACCAGGCTTTGGAACAACGCCAAACATAGTTTGAACCTGATCAGACACAGCATTACCTAGTGTTTTATAAGTTTTATTATCTGTATTGATAGCACCACGTTTTACCTGTTGTTTAGTGTCGTCATGTATCTTCTGGCCTCTTTCACCGAACCTATCAGCTAGTCTTATGCCTTCACGAGTTCTACTTACAACTTCTGGTTCTGCGGCCGCTTCAGCAGCTACGCCTCTAGCTTCGGTTACGTCATCTTCAAACTCTGTCTTTAATATTCTATTAGCAGCTTCAATAGCTCTTCTGTCTAAGAACTTATTAATATAAGCAGCAATAGGTACTCCAGGGTTTGCGTCTTGATCATACTCTAATATCATATCAAGTATACCTCTACGCCCAGTATTTATTTCGTCAGTAAGTAACTGTCTGTCAAAGCCTGGTACGTCTTGATATTTATTAACAAGCTTGTTTACTCTACCACCAAACTCATCTATAATATCCATTGCAGCGCCAACGCCTTGATCTTCGTATAGAGTTTGTACACGTTCAGATGCCTCTTGTCCAGACCTTGAAAATCTCTTTTTACTAGTCTCTCCATCAAGCGTGCCTTCAATTCTACTTTTTGTAAGCTTTGAAACTTCACCGTTTCTAAACGCTTCAATATTACTTACCATAAAATTAAGCGCGTCTTTACTGTTGTTTATCGTAAAGCCTTTACCTGTAGCCATTCTGTACCAGTTGCGTAAACTAGTTCTACCAGCGGCTTTTTTAGCAGCGTTAAACTCACTCTTGAAGTACTTATTACCAAGTATATCTTGAACAGACTTTGTATATTCGTCGTAATACTCTTGACTACCTTGTTCAAGATTTAACGCATTAACCCTGTCTCTAGCAGTTTGATCTACCCATCTAAGATTTTTATCGCCATTTAAACCTGTCATTAGTTTTCTAGCAAAGTTTTCCATCTGACCCTCAGCGTTCATACCGCTTAATACGTCTATAGCGTGAGTACTTTCGTGAAGAACTACTGTGCCTTGGAGTATTTCTCCTTTATCTAAAGCGTCTTGGACTTGCTGTGTGTTAGCTATGGTTATATACTTACCACCAGGAAGTAAGGCACCAAACTCAACGCCATCTTCAGTTGAAGACTTAAACATATCTTGCGTGTCGTCTCTAAGCGCGTCGTACTCGTCTTGAGTAATATTGCCATTGTCAAACTCTTGCTTAATTTTTGCCATTAAGTCTTCGTTAGAGTCTGCTTGTATCACCTCAAAGTTACCAGCAACGCTTGGATCTGCTAGTATAGCTTCGAGTGAAACGTTACCTTCACGTGCTTGCATGGTAGTCCACCCTTTGCGAACTTGAAGTTCAGTACCATACCTATCTAATATAGCATCTTCTGCTTTACGGTTTCTGTTTTTTCTACCGCTTTCGCTAAACTTACCTCCATAAACCTGTAGCTCTACAAACTCCATCAACTTCTCGTCTTTACGATGTGAGTTTACTCTATTGTTTCTAGCTTTACGCTGCATTTCAGTGTGAACAGCAACCGCTTTTTCTCTGTTAGACAACTGATCCCAACCAGATTTTTTAGATAGCTTGTCTTGTACTTTTAAACCTTCTTCGCCATATACATCTTCTACCACGTTACCGTCTTCGTAAGCTTGAGCAACTTCGGCATGCGTTTTACTAATTCTATTATTAGCGCTAGATAACCTTTGATCAAAAGATTTTAAATCACCACCGCTCAGTGTAGCTCTATATTTTTTTAGTTTTTTATCTATTGTAGCTTGCGAATCAGATCCTGTAATACCAGCTTCTTGGTGTATTTTTAATAAAGCTTTATTAGCTTCTAGTGTAGTTTTTAAGGTCTTTGAACCACCAACTAAAACATCAAGCTCTAAACCGGCTTGCAAATTAGACAGTCTACCTACCTCTTGAAGATAATCTATTTTAAGAGCTTCTCTCTCAGCTGGTGTTGCGGCTCTTTCCATACTAGCTGTGATCATGTCTAGATTCGTCATTACATCATTGTAAACCGCTCTAGTGTCACTAGTCGCCATTGTAGAAGTAAACGCGTTATATACGTTACCAGCACCTTGAGTTGGGCCAGCTGATATAATAGAAGAGAAAACTACATCAAGAGCGCCAGAGTAATCTGCGTCTTGGCCTAGTATTAAACTACCAGCCATTTGATCTCCAAAGAATATTAAGCCTTCTTCAAGAACTTCACTACCAGTTTCTTTAGCAGTAGCAAGAACACCTCTGCCTACGTTTTGATACCACGTATTAGTTGCAGTTCTAAGGACATCATCAACCTCACCTCCAAAAGCTTTTAATAATTTTTGAGAGTTTATAGCCGTACCAAAAAACGTAGTTACACCACCTTCAATAACAAGAGCTGAAGCCATAGCTGTATACAGTTCTGTATCATCTATATCTCCAAGAGCAATGGTTTTTTCTAACTCTCCTTTTTGCACTAAGTACTCGGCCATTGATATGTCGCCGCGCTCACGTTGAGCTTCTAAAGCGGTAAGCTGCTTTTGAGCTTCTTCTCCAGCAGAACGCATATCATATATCTGCTTTTTCTTTTGGCCTGCAGATCCAGTTCCAAAAATACCAAAACCAGTGGTCGCTGAGCTTCCGTATTTTATAACGTTAGCTGACGCTCCAAGCGCTTTCAAACCACTAGATGTTACACCACCTGTACCGACAGCTACAAGTAGGTTTGGTAATTGTTGAGTAAACGTTCTAGACGCATACTCACCTTTCTGACCAATATCCCAAGCTTCACTAGCAGTAAGCATAGTTCTGTAAGCACCTGCTCTGTCATCTATTCTTTGCAAGCCCGCTATACCTTCTTCGCTACCAAAAAAAGCCGTAGTACCCCACCACATGCCCTTCCAAGCGTCCATCCAGTCTTTCCACCTTTTATCATGATCATCAAATTCTTTTGAAACAGTATTAAGCACAGCTGCATTGTCTTGAGTTTCGTTAACAAACTCTAGATATTTAAGCATCTCACCTCTAAGGCCATTCATATAGTCTGAATTTATAGTCTCGTATTGACGATATAGGTTGTCAACTTTCTTCTGAAATACTTTGCGATCTTCTTCACTGCCATCTTCTGGCATATCTATTACAAATCTGAACGTACCTTCTTCAACATTACCCTCAGAGTGATAGCCATATCCTGCTTTAGCAACATCAGCTAAAGTGCCATTAATAGTTGTAGCTAAACTATCGCTCTTCTGCTTTAAATGGTTTTCAATAGTAGACTGTCTAGCGCTAAAAGCGTTGATCTTAGCTTGTATGTTGTGAGGTGCTGTTTTTTCGTCTATAACACCTCTTACTATATTAGCGTTTGAAGAATTTGATATCTCTCTTTCAATCAATATGCTTCTACGTCGATCAACTTGTTCATCTACAACAGATCCTACTATAATGTTTACCATATCAGAACCTGCTGTCAATGAATTTCTAACTGCTTCTTGACCTTCAAGTGATAAGTTCTTGTACATGTCAGACTCAAGCACACCGTCAAGTCTTTGCTTTTGCCAATCTGAAGCCAGTGTTTTTTCAGTATATGTTTTTTTATAGCCCTTTACCCATTTCTCTTTCTTTGTTGTGTAGTATATAGGTTCGTTAAAATATTTTGCTATTGTAGTTATTTCTTCTTCTGGCAAGTTTGAGTCTTCTAGTACAGTTCTAATCACATCAAACGTTAGAACGTTATTGTCTTTAAGAGCTAAACTAATAGCCGTTGCACTGTACTCTGTTTCATCTATGTCAAATGTTGATGGATCATCACGAGTAACAATATATTTATCTTCAAAAGCGGAAAGCTCAGCGTTAATACCATTAAGTACTTCGGCTTCTCTTTCAACCATGTACTCTCTTGACTTTTGCAAAAAGTTTACGGTAGGATTGCCTTTATCATCATAGCCAAATCCGTTTTCTTCATGAAAATCTTTTGCCAAGTTCCAAAAATAGTTTTGTACTTCACCACTACTTACGCCAGCGTAATTATTGTTCATCGTACCACCAATTTCATTGGCTTCATTTTCACCTAAAGGGTTAGAATTATAGTCTTCAAAATCTTCAGGCGCTCCTCCTAAAACAACTTCGCCGTCTTTTAATACTCTATACCCTCTTATAATTACTCCTCTTCTTCCTTTTTGTTGGTTATATCTACTACCAGAATATTGATCAAGCATATATTCACCTTGCAAATTTTTTCTCATTACTTGCACAGGATAAATTGGTTCAATAGTATATCCAGAAGCACTAAGCGCTTCGTTCATACCTTCAATATCATTAAATTGATAGGCGTATTCTTCACCCGCTTGCGCTTTAGACGTGCCAAATGGATTTTCAGAAGCCCCAAATGCTGGGTCTGCGTTACCACTATCTTTTCTTTCAAACAAAGACCATATAGGATTAGATGCTATTTTACTGTTATCACCAGTATTATACCATTCTGCAATATTATCTACAGCTGTATCTACATGTGTTTCATCTTCATCTGATATTACTGAATACCCACCGTTTGGCTTAAATACAACAGCATGTTCGTTGCCAAATCTATTAACATTAGTGTGACTTGCTTGCAAGTTGGGAAAAGCTGCAGTACCTTTAAAATCTCCAGCTATAGTAGAAGAAGAGTAGTTAAACTCACCTTGATACTCTCGTTTAATATTAGTTTTAAGGTCTTTAGTAAATTTATCTTCAATACCTTCAAACATACCTGGCTGATCCGCTTCATCGCCTTCAGTATAATCAGCGTCAACTTTATCTACAAACTCGTTATACTCAGGAAACATTTCTTTAGCTATCGTGTTAGCTACGTCTCCTGAAGTCTGTGTCCAACTTGGCGCACCTACTTTTTTAGTGTAGTATATACCGTTTTCTCTTTTGTATTCATATCCATCTCCTCTATCTGAAATAATTTTAGGTGCATCTTGCGGCTCTTCAGTTACAACTTCTTCTTCTTGCCTTTGTTCTTCAATTATAACTTCTTCTTCACTACTAATATCTGTATCTACTTGATCATCATCTTCTTGCTCCAACAAAGATTCGTCTGTACTCACTTCCGTAGTAGACTGTAAAGCGTCTGATTGCCCTTGAGTCGTTGACTCTCCGCTTGGGCTTGGCTGAGAGTCTTGATCTTTTTTTACCTGCTCGTCATCTTTGTACTGCTTTACAAAAGCCATTATGTCAGTCTTAGCTTGTTCGCTTAACACACCGTTATTAGCAGCTTTCGCGGCATCAATCTTTTCTTGAACAAGAAGTTCTAGTTCTGGATTCATATTGCTTTATTTTATTTTATTCTACTGGTTCTCCTGTTGGACGTTGGCGAGGCAAATTTGCATCAGCGCTAGTTCTTAGTCTAACTCTAAATTTACCACTTGGTAATTTAGTTATTATAGCTGGACCACCAAATCTAAATAATTTATCTATATCAACTTGTGACATTCCGTTGCTTCTAGCTTGTCTTTCAAATCGTCTTTGTAATTCAGTAATGTTATCACCTTCGTAAACTACATTTGTTAGCTTATTCAAAACTTGTTCAAACGTTGCTTTAATTGGTTTTTGTGTAGCAACAGTTCTGCTACCTCCTGGTGTTGATGTTTCACCTTCTGGGTTTATGTTTAGATCTATTTGTTTGAAAGTACCATCAGGTAACAAATCGCCACGTTGTGGTTCATCAGGTTCTATTGCATCTTCACTTAAAGCCTCGTTGATTAAATCAGCTGCTTCGCTACCTTGATCTTGTGGTTCGAGTATGGTAGAATCTTCACTTTGTGCGCTAGAGTTTTGATTAGCAGCAGAGCCTGCTTGTTTATCAGCAAAACCTTTATTAAACTGTTGTATATTATTTAGTGTCATAGCTTCAGCTATAATACTTTTAGTTACTTCTGCATTTTCTGGCCTTAACATTTCTACTACTAGCTTTTCGTAATCACCATCTTCAAAATCTGCCATAGATATAAAGCCATCATTATTTTTATCTTCAGCGGCTCCTTTTGCTTTGCTAACAGGAAACTTAAAGTCTCTTACAGCAGGATTTGCGTTAGATACTATGGCGTCGAACATAGTGCCTGGTACACCGGCTACAACGTTTTTGTCAAGTAATATTTGCTGAACACTTGCCTTACCACTATCTATATCAGCTTCATTTTGTTTTTTAAGATCGTTATATTTTTGCATACCACTTGGCGTAGTAATATCTATAGCAGCACTAGCGTTATTTCCTTGCTCTAATAAATTTACGTTACGATCAGCTTGATCTGCCATAAATTCTTTAGGTAGCATGTTTTTAGTAACTAAAGCTTCGTACTGGTTTTTATTTACGTTTATCACGCTACCATCAGGCATAGTAACATCAAACGTAACTGTTCCATCTTCGCTTATATTTAGTGCGGCTTTGTTGGTTTGAACTTGTTTCATAACATGCTCTTCTAATGGGTTTATTGCAGAAGAAAAACCTAGGTTTTCATCTACACCTATTAAGCCGGTTTCTTTTTTAGCTACGTCCCAAGCAGCCATACCTTTAGCTATTTGATCTAAGTTACCTTCTGCGGCTTCTGCAGCTTCTTTGTCTATTTCACCAGTACCTACCGTAAGAGAATTTATTAAAGAATCTCTATCTTTTTCAATATATTCTCTTAATTGAGTTTTATTCTCTGCAGAAAATGTATCTCCTCCATTATCGTAAATAAAGTTCATAGCGTTATCAAACTCTTGAACTCTCTGTATGTTGTCTATTTTCTGACTAAGAGTTTCACCTAAAGTAGTAAGCGTAGTTCTACCTTCATCAAAGAACTTTTCTTGAGCTTTGCCTACATCTCTATAACCTTTAAGCGTTGAGGCTTTTAAGCTATATATATTGCCTGATTGTGCTGTTGGTTTATCTGCCATGATTATTGTGTTTAGTTACTCCCCGAGAACAAGTCTGTAAGTACGTCAGGATTTTCTGTTAAGTAGTCACCGCCCACAGCTAATAAAGCATTAAGACCCGTATTTTTTTGCTCTGTAAGACCAGCTTGAAGAGCTTGTGCATTAGCTAGCAACTGAAGATCAATACCCATTTGCGACTCTAATTTACCAAATTCCATTTGCCTTGACATTACTTCACCTTGACGCTCTGCTGTTTGGTTAGCTTGAGCCTGCTTAGCCGCAGCTAAGTTTATAGCCGCTTCTTGTTTACCTACTTGAGCACCTATTTTTTGAGCTTGCAAATCTCCTCTTTGAGCTAAAGCAGTAGCTAGAGCTGCTATACCTGATGTACCAGCGCCTTGCCTTAGTTGATCTAAAGTGTTTGCTTGAGACTGAGCTAACATATCTCTTTGCATTTCAGCTTCTTTTAGATTTACTGTAACATCTTCTAGACTATTTTCTAAGTTAGTGTAAGGGTTGCTAGTATCTAGCATGTTAAGCATTTCTCTTTGCTGATCTAATCTAGCTTGGGCTTGCTCTGCTTGCAGTCTAGCTTGCTTATTTCTACTACCACTACCAATTGCTTGAGTAAGAGGCCCAATCAATTTTAAACCGTATTCTGCTACCGTACCCCAATCCATGATGATATATTTTTCATTTTATTTACTCTCTTATAGTTACACTATTTGCCTTTTATTTACTATTCAATACTTCCGTAGCCACTACTATCTGAAGATTCTAAGTTAACAGCAAACAGCTCGGCTTCTACTGTAGATGTATTAACCATTTTTACATTAGCATGATAACCAAGTAGTGTGCTTAGATTAGCTTTATTGTCTTTACTAAACAACACGTATTTACTTACACCATTGTTACCAGCAAAAGGTAGTATTGTTTCACATATAACTACTGGGGAGTTACTCTGCCCGTTAGTTATTTGCCGTATTTGACCTATTTCAACTACGTTATTATTACCGTTAGTTGTAAAACCGCCGTCACTACCTGTGTCTACATAGTATGCAGTATCTCCAACTTGGCAAGATACGTTTAGTGGCTGTGAAAATGTTAATGTTATTGATGGCATTAGCTTACTGTTATTATGTCGTCGATATAAACTTCGTGTGAAAGAGTATTATCAATATCGCCAACTCTTAAATTACCTGTTATTACTATATTGTCTCCTACTTTCGTAGCTTCAGCGCTAATTATACTAACGTCTGTATTAGTAACTGTATTAGATAATGGGTGTGAAAACGTTAAAAAGTCGTCGTCAGAAAGTGTTACATCTGTGTCAACAACTATTCTAGTTGCACTAGTAATGCTAGCCACTTTTACAGCTACGTTGCCTATGCTAGTGTCGTGCGTTACGTCCATACCTACAGCTATACCTCTAGTGCTATTAAGATCTATAACCTTAGCATTACTAACCGCACCGTTTACTTGCTGACGAACAGAAGTAGTAAACCCTGATATTTTTTCAGTAACGTCTACGCTACCAGTAACATTAAGCGTGTTACTATTAGGTAGTATAGTTAAAGAAAACCCTACGCAAGAAGTATTATCTTCTATGAACTTAATATCAGCGCCACTTGCAACGCTGACTGCAGCGCTTAGTATAACAGCGTTTTCTCTTACGCTAGTTACTGTAACGCCTGCGCCAACACCTGTACCTACAACTTTCATGCCACTTACAACTCTATTTAAGTTCTTGTGATTTTTAAGAAGTATTCTGTTAGTGGTTGAAGCTGCTGATGTTTGAATGCTTGTAGAATAATAAGGAGCTGTTACATAGTCGTCGTCCTCGTATCTTGTAGGGCGTTTAATAGTTTGTGTTGGTAAAGTACCAAAGTTACCGGCTGTATCCGTTACAGGTTGTAGAGTAATTGTTTTAATACCGTGCTGTATAATAGACTTGTCACCGTCTTTAGTTGGAACTCTAGAATCTAACGTAGCTACACCACCGCTAATAGTAACAGGATATATGATTACATCGTATCTAGTATTATCAGTTACTTGAGGCAATAAAACTCTATGTATTTTCTTTTTACCGCTAGGTATTGTAGCTTCAAAATTAGTATTATCGTTAACGTCTGTTATAAAATTGTGGTTTACAAAATCATATCTACTAACTGTAGTAGCATCTGTTTCGCTGGTCTTCTTTAATAAAGATATTTTATATTTTGTATCAGCTTTACCTTTTACTGTTATAGGATAAAAACCTCCTGTGTAAGGCAGCTTTTGATCTACAATAACGTCTGTTATTCTGTGTGTAAAACCATCTGTAGGCTCTACAGATATAACATCGTAGTTTATAAATGCGAGATGCTTTTGCTGGCAGAAACCAATTTCAGCTGGAGGATCTGCTAATAGCGGATCTTCTGGAGGAGTATATGATATTTCTACAACAATGCCAGTAGTTTGAGAGTTGCTAGTGGTTTCCGTTATTGAAGAAGAATAATAACCTTCGTAACCCAAGATACCTAGTTGGTAGTGAGCAAGCTCGTTAAACGAAACGCTTATATTTTGCAAATAATAGCCAGTGCTAGCGTTAATGGTATACTTAGCAATAACGGTACTAGTATTACTTTGTACTGTGCCAGTGTGCTGGCCTGTAAACAAATTAGGGTCAGATGCAGGAGAAACATCACTTTCAGTTATATTAGCAAGATCAGCATAAGGAGTGCCAAGAGTAACTCCAGTTTGTTCTACAATATTAACTTTTAAGCAAACGTCTCTATCGACTGATTGACTAACTGTACCATCAATGTCTACGTATATAGTATTATTATTTGTTGGTGTGTAGCTATTTAAATGTACTCTAGCACGAACTGTATTATCGTACTCACCTACTGTGCCAAGATCTGAGAATACTACTTTTGCCACAGGTGTATCAACATTACCACCAGTGTATTCGTTTGTAGCTGTTAAAGAACCGCTTCCTATAGTAAAGTCACTAGCTTGTATAAAGTAACCTTCAGCATTGTTTGCGCTTATCACTAAGTCTACTGTTTGAGCAGATTCAGCTGTACCAGTTACTATTTCAAAAGTATTAGATGACACAGTAAAACCTACGTCATCAGTTGAATCCCAAGCACTACCGGTACCGTCAGCGCCAACATAACTATTAGAAGTATTGTTAGCAACAGTAACCGTCATAGTTTCACCTAGACCGCTAGTGTCGTGTGCAAAGCTAGCAGTACCTAAACCTTGCACAGAAAACTCATGTTCATCTAAATTAGATAGCGTGGTTGTTTCACCACATATAGCGCCATAGTATTTACCTTCTCTATTTATAAACTCTATTTCTCCACTAGTTTGAAGATCAGTAGTTATGATTTCAGTATACCAACCTGCAGTACCTGCGCTATCAGCTCCTGGTCCACCTAAGTTGTAATACTCTCCGTCTGTTATTGAGCTATTAGTCTCAAGCCCGCTGTTTGAACTATAGTTACCTGTTAACCAAGAGCTGCTGCTTTCAGTATCAAAGTTTGTTATTCTAGCGTTTGTGCCTTCGTAGCTTATAGAGTTAAATGTTTTAACTGATTGAGGGAAAGCATTAAAAGGTATGTTTACCGTAGAAGTATATTGAACTCCATAGAAATTATTTCTAGGAACAACAGCTTCTGAATCGTCTAACTCTACGTGATGCTCGTATAAATGACCTAAGTTAAAAGTAAAAAACTTATTGTTTAAACTTATACCTTTTTCTGGTATGTAAGATCTAAAGCTTGTCCAGCCACCTGTCGACTCTGCAAATGCTAATGTAGTTTGTTCATAAGGTCGAACAAAAGCTGAAGCACCGTAGTTAAAGTGATATTTATTTATACCAAGGTTGTACTCTCTTTTACTTTCGTCGTACATGCCTATGCATCTAAATACTCCTTCTCTAAATGAGTCGCGGAAATAGTCAATCATACCGACATTGGAAATAGATGTTATACCTTCAGTAGTTAACTGCAATACGTGACCACGAGCAGTGTCTGTGAAGTAAATTCTATATGGCGTTACTGCTATAGACTCTGGATTAGTTGCAACTCCGTAATCTCCTTGGTAAGCTGTCGCAGCACCTATAACTGCATTAGTAGCTACAACCTGTGGTTTTCCATCAGAATTAAATAAAAGGTCTTTATTAGTTTCTGCTCTAAGTACTCTATCTTCGCAGAATACAACTAACCTACTTTCTTTATTAACTAAAGCTTGTATAGATCCATGGCCTGGATTTAAATCTTTAGTTATGTCTTCACCAATTATAAATTGATTTAAAGCGTTTTGTTTTGATACAGAATTATAAACACCAGACCAAATCATAGAGTGTTTTCTAACTTCAGCTTTGTTAGCTCCAGCGGCTACAGCGGACGCTTTAACGCCGTTAGATATTGTTTCTGCATTAAAATCATCGCGTATTCTATCAGACTCTACTCCATTTCCAAACGCAAAACAATTAGACCAATTTAAAGTATGTTTCTTTGTCCATAGCTCTGCACCGACAACGTCTTCACCTCTCATACCATGTACTGTAAGCTGAGTAGCACCAGCCGCTACAGTGCCGTTTACTTTTATTTCAGCGCTAGATGTATCTGGTTTATTTATAGTTAATATATCTCCGTCTGTTATTGGAGTTAACGCGCTTAATCCAGTTGTTCCAGCAGTTTGAGAAAAGTTTACAGTATTGTCGTTAGCCCAGCTACTAATAGTATATTCAACTGTTCCTATAGTAAATGTAGAACCTAAAGGTATAACTTTTTCTTTAGTATCTTTTTCTAAATATAAAGGATTTTTGTTACTAGCTTCCCAATAAATATCTAATTCAACTTGCTCTCTTGGCTCTGTCTCCCATATAGCAGGATTCTCAGCATAGACCGCACGTCCTCTTGGATCAGTATACTGCTCTACTATCTCTATAACATCTTGATTTGTTCCATCATGACGCAAGCCTGCAACTTGGGTGTCAGCGTTGGCTGAAGTACCACGCATAGGATTATATCCACTAATACCGCTACCTATAGGTGGGTTAACCATTATCGTCCAGCGCTGTCTTAAATTTGCGCCTCTATACTGATTCTTCTTGTTACCTGTAGCATAATTTCTTATACCAAAAGCGCCTGTATGTATATTTGTTCCATGCTTCCAATACGTACCTGCTCCTGTACTGTATCCAAATTCAGGGTAATTTGCAAACGACTCAACTGTGTAAACTGTTTCGTCTGGATCATTTTGAAACCTAAACATACAACCGGGCTCTACTAGTTCTCTTATAAACCTAGCAGCAGCTTCATAGTTATCTCCATTAACATCTTCTAGTTGGTGAGGAAATGGTTTATCACCCCAATTACTACCATTATATCCTGTACCCATACCTGTCCACGATATATCCATACACTTGCCACCGTTCCATATACCTCTACTAGGCATACCATGATTACTCTTCATGTTACCTGTAATGTTGTCGTTTCCGTTCCAAGATGGCGCACCTTCTGGTTTATCTTGAGCGTCTGGCTCAACTGCCCAGTTACCATACGCGTCTTGGTTTTGGCCAACTGCTATACCCATAAAGTTACCTTGAAATAAATTACCTCCAAAATAACCTCCTGGTCTATTACCAGTTCTACCAGACCATGAATATGCAGTGCATGCATCTATAAAAAAGTCTTGACGACCAGCCATTGTGGTCCAAAAATCTTCAGCTCTACCAGCGCCACCAAATCCACCTGCTGATGCGTTTTTATCGTTAACAGCTCGTATAGGATCTGCGTGCGGTCTTTCATTTTTAACTTCAGTACCCTCGTTACTCTCACCTGGTACACCACCTTCTGATTGATTACCCCACCAATAACCAGTATGGTGGCTATAAGCAGCCTGGTTTTTTGACATGCTTTCGCCTGGCTGATTGTATATCTTAAAAGTATCGCCGCCGTTTATCGAGTGCTTAAAGTGAGTTCCATCACTAAGCTGATAAACATAGTTATCACCACCTCCCCACTCTTTAGCGTCTTCGGGTATTTCACCTAAATAACCAGCCGTACTAGCTCCAGCGTTAGGATCAAATGCGTTCCAATAACCGTTGTTGTTTATATATCTAAGACCCCAGTTTGCTTTAACACGGTACTGACCATCACCAGCTCGTAAAACGTATTGATCTAAAACACTATCTCTTAATATTTTTACAAAAAACCTACCATCATACTCAGGTCTATTAACTACTTTGTATTCATATATATCAAAGAAAAGATAATCAACTCTAGTAGCATATGTATCAGCAGTAGAAGTTATTAATATGTCTTCATTAAACTTACCAGCAATTTTAATTTTATAATCATCACTTTCATCAGGTCCAAGCTTAGTTATTTTAGCTATCTCGTATTCCTCTGATTCATCAGGTCCAGCAAAAAACTTAATAGTCATTCTGTCAGGAGTTCTCAACCACTCATCAGTGTCTCCAAATACATCTTCAAACGCGCTTGCAGTCACTAATATATATGTTTGATCTTCCAGTGGATAACCTCTAGTAGCGTTACCTATATCATCGTCATCATTATAAAACCTACCTAGAGTATTGATGTCAGTTTTTATATAGTCTGGAGCGTCATTTTCTATAGCTATTACTTTGTACCTAGCTTTGTCATGAACGTATTCGTCACTTCCATGACCTTTTTTAAGAGTCAAGTAATCTTCTGTATCTAGTTTATTTCTATCAGCAGAAGGAAACGATATCCAAATATTACCATCTTCAGCAAAGTACCATCTATCCATGGCTAAGTTGTAATACTCTGAAGACGTTTCTTTTACATAGTAAGAATAATACTTAGCCCAAGAAGGTACGTAAGTTCCTTCGTTAAATTTAACAGTAAGCTTGTTTTGGGTATGTGACTGATCTTTCTCTACCCTTGTAGTTGCGAAACCATCGAAGTCACTAGACGTTAGTACAGGCGTTTCTCTACCGTACTTATCACTAAACACAACGCCTAACTGATACGTTCGTATTGATTTAACAGAGCTTAATCCAAACTCAGAGTCAGCAATAGATGTAGAGCTATATCCTACTGTAAAGCGAGGCTCTTGTAATACATTGTATCCTAAAGTAAAGTTTCCGTATATAAGTCTATTAGCTGAAATTTCTTGCGCTACAGCTTTAACAGGTACAGAGTCTTGAGTTCTTATTAATTGATTACTAGGTAAAAGCTGATGCAGTAAATCTGTTTTAAGAGAATATTCTCCTCTAGCATTATTATCATAGTAAAAATCATTTTCAATAGCAGGCCAAGCTGGGTGACCGTCTTGTTTTGTAATTGTTTTTACTATATATACAGGAGGCTTTTTATCTTCTTTGTAAAGTATATCTATAGCAGTTACATCTTCTGGAAAACAATCTTCTTCTGCGTAGTAATTTTTAAGAACGAGCCTTCTTATTTGATTAGTCATGGCTAAGTTGTAACCATCTTTATTTCTATACCTAAACTCACCTGGTAAAAAAGCTATGCGTGACCAAGGAGCAAATGTAGAATATTCGCCATCCTCGTATTTATATCTATACGAAAATCTAGGAAACTGTAATTCAAATAAAGGATCTGGCTTTTCCAATCTAACAAACCAGCTTGTATCGTTTTGATCTATAACTGATGAAATAGAAAGTACTAATAAATCAAAACCAGTTGAAGATAAGTTGTCAGCATCAATAACATTGGATGCTACAACTTCACATCTCATTTGATAATCTAAAAAGTTTTCTTCGTCATCAGTATCTACTTGCGCTGTAAATAACAATATGTCACCAACTCTAAAATCAACAGGCTCTGTAAAACTAAACGCTGATGAAGGTATAACATCGTCTGCGCTATATACTGATAAATCTAAACCAAGCACTTCTGTGCTCGATGGGTTTGCAACAGACTCTCCAGTAGGTATTCTATCTTCAAGATCTCTAAACATATCTATGTCTAGAGCTTTTTTAGGAGCTTTTTTAATAACAGTTACGTGTTGTTCTTCTACGTATGCAACTCTTCTAGAATCTCTTCTAAGAACTATTTGTTGGCTAGTCTCGTACTGTCCAACTTCTTCAACAAGTCGTGTGTGAAAATATCTATTGTTACCAATAAATGTTTCAGGTGTAGGATCGCCTAAAGCATAGCCATTTACACCAGCGCCTTTAAGGTACTCAGTACCGCCAGTACCCAACTTTGACCTTTCTATATGTATTCTTTTAGGTTCAGTATGCCCGTCTGTCCAGTATATATAACCTTCATGTACGTTAATAGCGTTAATAAGAATTTCCGGATCAAACTTTAAAACGCTATCAGCTACAAAAAAAATTGTATTGTTTTGTTGAGGAGCTGTAGGTGGAGTAAAGCTAACTCCGTTTTGTTCTAAAAATATTTTAAAACGATCGTTGCCAGTATCATACACAATATCTGAAACAAATACCTCGTTACCAGTTCCGTAGAAAGTTCCATTCATAGTGCCAGATAATCTCATACCTATTCTAATTCCAGTGGAATTAAACGTTTCTCCATTAGCAGATATGTATATAAAATTATCTAATGTAGTGCTACTTGCAATAAGCTTGTATTGTATTTGATATATGTCTACAAAAATATGACTAACAATATTATCTTGAGTATTGTATCTTAAGATGTGATTTATACTTCTACGACCAACATCAGCATCTGCGGGATCTCCAGTTCTTTGATTTACAAACCAATATACTGATTCTGTATTTTTATCTGCTACAGTACCTACACATGTGCAATGTTCGGTTACCGGTGTTGGATTACTAACAAGCCCGTAGTTTCCGTCAATATGCGGATTAGCCATACGTCTATGGGTAGTGTTACCTAATAAAGTCTGCAGTGTTCCTACCTCTGATGTATCAGACGTGCCAACTTGAACATTTAAAGCATCGGTATATTGACCATCAGGAACAAGTCTTTCATCAAGATCTTTATTCATCTGCCCCTGGGCAAAGCTACGTTTTAATTCTGCCATACGTTAGTGCTTGATTATTTTAGAGCTACCTCTAAGTACTTGAGTTAATTCTTCTAGCTTAATATTTGAAAGCCTAAGCTTAGCTTTTCTAGTTTCTGCAAACTTCTCTTTTTTAACCAACATAAGAGTAGCAGGCTCTGTATCTCTTCTAGCTGATAATATACCATACAGTATATGTTTATATATTGCCTCCTCGGCCATTTTAGGGACCATAGACGCAGTTAAATCTATTGAGCCATTGTCAGGTCCATATCCGCTAGTTACAAGTCCGTCACTGATGTATTTTAAAACAAGAGTTTTACCAGCTAAGTTTGAGCTAAAGTGAAACTTACCTGCGCTTTCGTCTATAAAAAATGTTCCGTTACCTTGAGCATATTGAGGGTCAATGCCATATCTCTGTCCTTTTAAGTGGCCATACAAGTCATCTATTTCGTCTGAGTCTGTAGAACCAATGTCGGTTGCTGCTTGGTTTTTAAACTTATCAACAGTATAAGATGTTTCATCAGTAGTTAAATCTTGATCAGTGCTAAAAGCAGATGTATCAAAAGCACCTTCACTTGTTACAGTGTGATTAACATCTAAAGGATTTGATGTTTTGCTAGTTGGGTATATTATTCTTTGTATACCATTACCATCTGTCCAAGATAACTTAACGTAGTTTATATAATCTATCGGTGTAACTAACACTAAAGCATCAGGTACTTCGACTTCCCAGTCTTTAGTACATTTTAATGTGTCATAACTTAACTCTTGTAAAGCTCTTGTTGCGTGGAAATTAATATCCATGTGCAACACGTTTTGACAAAGTTTATTAGGACCTACGTACGTAGCAGCGAACGAATCAATAATCTCTGCTAAACTAATGTATCTATAGTTGCCGTGATCACCGCTATTAGCGTAGTATTGATCAGCTCTTGTAGTTAATATTGCCATGTGTTATGATGATTGTAATAATGTTTCAGCAGAATTCTTCGACAATGCGTACTGAGATAGTTGAGGCTTGTTGATAACTATTCCAGCTAAATCTAATATTGTATATACTAAAGTATCTTCTTCACTAACATGTAGCTCGAAGTTTACTGCTAAGTTTGAGTTGTATAGAGCTTTACTGTTAACAACTACATAAGCCCAGTTAACAGGTATAGGCCTTCTAAAACACTCAACAGTTACTCCAGAAGTTTCTTCTTGTGCACTTCCTGCGTAAACAACTATGTCTCTACCAGTAACTCTATTGTGTGCGTATACTGGCGCTTGACCTGAAGTAGAATTAATATGTCGTACAGAACGCTTCATACGCTCTGCTTCATTTATGCTTATATGCTGACACACTTGGTCGTTAAAAAACACGTGGCCAGTTTGAAACACTTCGTAGTTAGTGCCACTAACATCTATACTTGTTGGAAACGTATGTCCACTTGTTACAACTTCGCTAGAAGCAAATGGCCCTAGCTTTTTATGTATAAGCTCTAGCACGTCTGACTCGTCTACTTCTAAACCACCTTCGCTAGTGTCTATACGCTCACGTAAATTCATAGCATAAAAATACGATTCAAATATGCTCATTTGAGCTTGATTGGCGAGCAAGTTAAACTCCTGCGGAGTAATATAACCTCGCTGCTCTTTGTTTGCAAGAGCTAATACTCTTTGATATACTGTGTCTACACTTACTGCCATAATTCGTTTTTAAGTTTAGTGACCGCCCCGAAGGGCAGTCACATAACTAGTTAGTTTAATCTTTTTTCTATATTTGTATAAACTTCCATGCCTTCGTCAGTCTTAAACCACTGAGCTAACGCTGAGTATGGATGCTCGTCAAAAGGTACTGTCATAATCTTTCTATTGTTCGTACCCCACATAAAGTGTCGTTGATCATTAGATAGTTTAATAATACCTGCTTCTGTAGCTTTGATACCAAAGTTTCTAAGAACTACATTATCGTCAGTTGCTAGCTCTAAGAACAAGAAAGGGTTTCTCTTAGCGTATAGTAACAAATCTCGTCTAAGCTCTTTAGAACTCATCTCAGATACTTTAGAACCAATTTCAACTCTCATAATAGCCTCAGCTAAATCAATATCAATTGTTTTAGCAGTCATCAACGCTTCTACTTCAGCTTCTAATATGTCAAGCTCGTTTTCAGCGATCTCTACTGGCTTGTGTTCATAAAACAACTGACCATTGTGAGGGTGATATAAAGACAATAGTTTCTGTAAAGTTACTTCTTCTTTAGGAACAAAAAGACTACCGTCTCTAAATATAATGTGCTCTAATCTTTGATCACCTTTCATCTCATCAACAAACGGTGTTTTTTGATTTTTGCAATATTTAAGCTCTCTTTCGTATCCTAGTTCTTTGTCAAACCAGTATATACCAGAAGCTCTAATAGAGTATGATATGGGTTTTCTTTTGCTTTTTAGATAATATAATCTATCTTTAAATTCCCAACCTTTATCCTTTGGTTTTTCTACAACTGCAATAGGCTCTAGCTCTGGTTCAACAACCGGAGTTTCATCTATTACAGATTCAACTTGAGGTTCTTCTACAACCTCTACTTCTTTTTTCTTTTTAGCCATAATATAATATAATTAAATAATATAAAACTACCCCACCCGAAGGTGAGGTAGTTTCGTTAAATATAGTTTACTTCAATAACATGAAGTTGTTTGCACCTTGTACAACCAAGCAACGCTCAGTAAGCATATGCAGTTGCATAGCATCTAGAGCTGCTGTAGCTGCTCCAACAGAACCAGTAACCCAAGTCTTCATACGACGATCGTCAGTCTGCGAAGCGCGGAAACGAACGTGTAGGAAAGGACGCTTAAGGTTTCTACCTAATGCTTGATCGTATACAGTAGAAACACCAGCTGGGATAATAACTCCACGGATAGCATTAGCTGCGTTAGCTGAATTGATTGATCCACGAGTAGCTTTATCGTTTAAGTAACGGAAGTCAGACTTGTAGAAGTCGTAAGATCCGCGACGGAAACCTGAGAAGCCAAGGTTTAGAGCCATGTCTTCATCATTTTCAAACACTCCGTAAGAAGTACCACCAGCACCGTATGAGTTCATTCCTGCAAGCATATCGTCGATAGCTAGAGATGTAGCACGGTTAACAAAAAGCATGTTCTCTTCAATTGCACCTTGAGCATCAAACTCTGCTAAGATAGCATCGAACTCTGCTAAATCACCAGCGCCACTCAAACCAGTAACACCAGTTGTTACGTTTCCACGAGACTCAATAGCAGCGAATAAACCTTCTGTACCAACAGAACCAGCGCCAGCTGCAGAACCGTCAATTAGATTACTACCATCAATAGTAGAATCTGCTAAGTTCTTTTCAGCTTCAAGCATAGCCATTTCAATGTAGTCAGTGAAACGAGCACGAGTGTCTGCTTCAGCTTTTAAGTACCATAGGTATCCTGACTGTCCGTCTTCAGCGGCTACTTCAACCCAACCAATACGAGATGCATCAGAACCTGATACTTCGTAGTAGTCCTTCATGATAATAGGTTTGTTTGTAAATGACTTGAATCTTGGCTCAATAGCACCTCTTGAATCAGTAGCAGTACCGTCACCAGCTGTTAAGTAGCTCATGCCTTTACCGTACTCAGAACCGTAAACTAATACTGTAGTAGTTAAGCTACCACCAGTAGTTGATAGTCCAGCAGTGTTTAATGAAGCGTGAGAGTAAGGCTGAACATCAATGATGTCAGTAGCTACAGCTTCAACGATACATCTTACAACGCCTTCAGAGTTTGCGATCAATACTGTATCGTTAACTCTAATTGGAAGGCTACCAGATACTACCGCTTGCCCATCAATATCTTTTTCAAGTTGAATTTGTCCACCAGAAGCTGTACCTCCAGCGTTAGACTCAACGTGACCTTTGAATGAAAGGTGTAGTCTGCCTTGCTCAGACCAAACAACTTGATCAGATGTCATTGACTCTTCTGCTCCTACTTGTGCTAGGAAACCAGAAATTGTACGAGGTCCAAAAACCTCAGCTTCCTTCTCCATAAGATCCGGAAGATACTGTTGTGCCCAGTCATTAGAACCAGACGTAAAATCTAAATAGTTTGTATTAAGCGTTTGCTTTTTTGGAGCTGGCACGCTATTTAACAAACTTCCTCCTGTAATTGCCATAATTGTTTAATTTACTTTTTATTCTTAATTTTAAAACCATAAGAGCTTGAATCGTCACCTAGCACACGAACTTTAATACCACCAGCTTCAACCGAATTATGCGACTTACGCGGATCCATATTAATGTTTTTAGACTTAGCTACATTTTCTTTTATAGCATCTGCCTTACCTTGTTCGTAAAAATGCTGTGCAACTGCGTCAGCGTTCATAGCAGTGAATAAACTTCTGTGATAACCTTTAGCATCTGACATTGTTTCATTTTCGTCTAAAAACTTTTTAAACATATTATTGATGTCAGATTGAGTTTCTTTAACTTGATCTACGTCGTTTACATTAAAACGATACACCTTGTCTCCAACGTTATATTCAAAACCTTTGAACTTGTCGTTAAACAATTGATCTGTTTTTTTATTAAACGTATCTCTTTGTCTGGTTATTACTTGCTGATTTTGCTCAGACTCTTTATTGTATCTATTAAAGAAATCAACAGCCTTCTGCTGCTCTTTAGTTAAATTGCTTCCAGCTTTAATTTCTTCATAGTATTTAGACTTTTGCCCGTCTAAGTAGGCTTTGGCCTCGGCAACTTGCTCTTTAAGGGCCAATTTTTTTCTTTTAATATCTTTAGCTTCATCTAGCTCTTCGTCGTAAGAAAACTTATCTTCTAAAAGAAAGTTTATTTCTTCAGCGTCTAAATGAGGTTTAGTTCTTGAGTAATACTCTCGTAGCGCGTCTTGATCGTCAATATCTTTAACGTCTCTGTTAAGCCTTACATAGTCTTCTAAGCTACCACCAGTGTCAGCCATAAAGTCAACGAGTTTTTGTACACCTTCAGGTAAAGGCTGCCCAGTAGCTTCGGCTTGATCAAAAGCTTCTGATACTTCTTCTTTAAACTCTTTTACTTCTTCTAGTACTTGTACTTCTTCTTGTGTTTCTCTTTCCGGTTGTACTTGGTCTTCACTTTGTGCGGGCTCGGCGTCTTCATTGACTCCAGCCACTCCTGTGTCGTCAGTGTTGTTTTCTTCAACTTCATTTGTTGGTGGTGGTTTGCTTAAATCTACTTTGATAATGTCTGGATTATCTTTACTATCAAATTTTTCTAAATCAAGCTCAGGAGTTACTTCCTCTACTTGCGGTGTTTCTTGTTCGACCTCTTGAATTACTTCTTCAAGATCTGTTTGTTTATTTTCCATGATAAAATATTATATAATTACGTTCCTATTTGTGGATTAAAATCATCTAATCTAATTCCTCCCTCAAGTACATCATTACCTGAAGATTCAAACTTTTTACTTGTTTGCTTTACTTTTTCTCGCTTATCTTTTCCAGCTTCTTTCATACTTTCTATTCTTTCATTAGAAGCTCGCTCTTGATCACGAAGCATACTGTTCAACTCAAACTCGTATTGCATTAGTTCTTTTTTAAGTCTAACTTCTTCTTGAAGGTAAGAAAGTTTGTTAGAAGATCTTAAAGATTCTACTTGCATGTCTGCTTCAGTTTTTGCCTGATTTTTTTGTATCTCAGCTTGAGCAGCGGCTTGTTGAGCTTGCGCATTTGCTTGCGCTTGGGCCTGCATGTTTTGTTGTTGGATTTTTTGATCTCGCTCTTGTTTTTGCTTGCGCTTTATTTTTAAAAGTTTATTTGCTAAGGTTACGTTGCGAACCTCTCTAATATCTATAGCGTCATCTAGATCTATTAATTGTTGAGCTAAAGCAGTTTGAATATTATTTTCTAATAATTGTTTTTGCTCTTCGTCTGGCTCTAACTCTATAAATATACCAAAGTCATATAAATATAATTCTGTCATTTCAGAAAGCGTAGCTACGTTGTGTGATCCTAATGCTTGAGCAAACGCGTCTGCTGTTGGAGAGTACTCTAATATATCTGATATTCTTAGTGATAGTGATTCAGCGACAGAAGCTGTTAGATACATAGACGACAAAAGTATATGTCGTGTAGCTACGTTTGAATTAGCCGCTGCTAGTTTTTGTACACCTACTAAAGATTTAGGGTCAGGTAAACTACCGTCACGAGCTTCATTTAAACCCGTAACATCACGTATCATTTGTAAATAATAATTGTAAGTATTAATAAGACTCTGTATCTTGCCTTGACCTGTACCATTAGCTATTTGTTGAATAGGCACTTTACCAGGATTAGGATCTCCATCTGCAGTTAAACTTCTACCAATAACACTACCAGTTTGGAAGAACATGTTAAGAGCTTCTTGTGGATTATAGTTTGTTCCGTTACCAAGATCAACTTCAGCAATACCATCTACGTCAAGATATACACCATCTGGTACCATGCGTGACATTACTTGTTGTAGCTTTAAGTGTGTAAGTTGAATCATATCAGCAAACCCAGTTATTCTACTAACTAAAGACTCTATTTTATTATTGTACATACGTGGCGCAACAAGACTGTAATTCATTTTAACTTTGTTAAAATCAGACTTTGATCGTATCATGTTATCGCACATACGCCACTGCAGCAGCCTGTCTGTACCTAATACTATAGCACCTTCAAAAACAACTTCTACAGCTCTTTGAATTTTAGCAAAGTTTACTTGCTTGTCTTTAGGTGGGTTAAAGCTTTCATCTTTTTGTATAGCTTTTTCTCCACCAGACTTTGTTTCTTTAATCTTATAAACGTCGTTCATATACGTTTTATGATTAAAGTAAAGTATTTGTATTTTATTTTGATCTCTAACTTCTAATCTATTATATCTTCCTCTAGGTCTGTAAGAGCTTTTTTTAATCGACTCTAAATCTTGTTCTGTTAGATGGGGATATTGTCTTACTAGCTCGTTTATAGATATTGTTTTTACTTCTCCAACGTAGTATATATCTTCAAAATATGGAGAGTCACTATAGGAATATACTATATTAGCCGGATCTACATAATCAATAGTAACGCCATCACTTGTATTAAACCCTGTTTTTACGCACGCAATGCCTAGTACAGTTAAATCGTATAGTAGTCTACGTCTAGTTAAGTCGTATTTATTTCCATCAAGTAATACGTTGATCGCCTGCTCTTCAGCTAACTCTACAGCTTGTTTGTAGTTAAGCTGCATGTGTAACTCTAACTCTTCCTTTGTCTCTGGCAGTGTGTCTTTGTTGCTTTTATAAACATCAACGCCAAACATATCTTTTGCTTTGTCGTTGAACTTTTTAGTTGCCATGTCATCTACCATAGCTTGCATGTAAGCAGTTCTTTTAGCTACGCCGTATTGATCTTGAGAGTAAGCTTTAACGTTAAACATACGTTCAGACATACCGTTAACAACTATATCTACAAATTTAGGTATAATTGGAACTGGCTTCCAGTCAAGGTTTAAATATGATAAATCACCATTAATAGATAATTCATCTTTATACTTTTGAACAGACTGTTCACCTCTAGCGTATAATCTAAGCATATGGTACTTGTCTTGAGTATCCATATATCTATTAGAGTGTATACCATTGAACCACTCTTGCTCAATAGCGTAAGCTACTTTAAGCCCATACTCTGGACTTATTTTCTCTAAATCACTTACGATTTGAGATGGAAAATTAACATATACTTGTTGAGCCATTATTTTAGTATTCTAGAGTTAAAGCCCTCGTTATTATATTTTGCTATATTCAAGTTCACTGATGTTCTTTGTACTTTAGGATTTGGTGCGTACAAATGTCTGTTGCAAGCCATTATAGCTAGCCCAGAACTTATTGACGCATCAAACTTAGTTCTTCTGTTTATATCAAACTTAGACCAATCGTTTAGAGTTTCGTTAAAATACATAGTGCCATATTCTCCGTCTCCAATATGTCCTACGTGATTTTGTATATACATTTCAATTGCAGCAGCGTGAGCTTGTTTAATGTCTTCACTTGAGTTTGGTATACCACCAACTTCTTTTTCTGCAACAGATAATTTTTTCCAAGATTTATCTGGCCTATTCATACTGTACCCTCTGTAGCCTCTACGCCTTAAGTAATACAGTAATCTAGGTTTATTGTTCTCTGCAAGCAAAGGCATGCCGTAAAAAACTAGTGCCATTAAAACGTCTTCAAAGAACATCTCTGCGGTTTGTGGTCTAGCTATATATTCTAAGAAAAAAGTATTCGAAGGTACTTCTTCCATAGAAAATTTTGTTAACCCGTGTAAAGCTCCTTTAGAACCGCGACCATCAACCGTGCCGCTGATATCGTAACTATCACAACCAAAGGCGCCAACATGATCGTTGCCAGGATATTTAATTCCATTTTTTATTATTTGTTTATTCTGCAAGTGAGCTGGAGGTACCCAACTTACTTTAAACCTACCAGTTGGATCAGGGTGGAATACTACTTGTGTATCTTTAACACCATTAATCCAACCGAAACTTCCTACTGTAGTATGAGCGTTGTATCTACTACCTTCGTTAAAATCTATTTGCTCATATATTTTAATTAAGTTAAATATACTATTTTTAGTTTCATCTCTAAACGCATGCTCTTCAGTGCGTGGAAACTGTCTGTAAAATTCGTTTAAAGCATCTTGATCATCACGTAATCCATCAGCTTCGTTTTCCCAGTGATCAATAACACCTACATCTATTAATTCACCATCTGGTCCGCGTCTAACATCATCACTTCCACAATTAAAGACTGGAAGTCCGTATTCGTCAATAAATCCTTCATAGTTCCATTCCATTGGGATAAAGAGAGAATATAAGCCAGACTTCGTTTGTCCATTACGATTTCTTCGCGTGACGTCAGAATCATTGTATAGTTTTTTAAAGTTATCTCCACCTTTGTCAAGTGCGTTACTAGTACTACCCATTAAGCACTTACCAACGATTTTACTACCTAGTCTTAAACAAGTTTTAGTAACTCGCCAGTTGTTTAATATGTTATCAGGTCTTTCCCATTTACCACTCTCATCATGAACTAGTAAACTTAGCTTTTCACCATCATAGCTATTGTCACCAGTATTTTTCCAGTCGATTGTAGTATCAAGACCTACTATTTCTTCAAGCTGCTCGTTAGTTTGTATTTTCTTACGAGTAAACTTACTAGCCGGAACTCTATACGCAAGCTCAGACTTTGGACGATCCATACCATCTTGTATCGGCTTGAAAAAGAAAGGGTAGTTTAAAGATATAGGTACAACTTTATCAGTAAACATTTTCTTTGCATCGGCACCAGACTTAGAGAGTATCCCATATCTACTATCACTCGATATAGTGGCTAAGTTAACTGTCTCAGCTGATGACATAAACGAGAAACCTGAACGACGGTTTTTAAGGTAGCACATCCCATAGCATCTCTTATCAGCTTTACAAGCTTCCCAGAATATAAAGAATAGTCTGTTCGCCTCTCTAAAGTCTGGAGCTCCAACATCAATTTTGCTCCATTGCAGGTACATATAATGTGCACCTGTTATATATGTCGGTACGCCTTTATTAACAAACCAAAAGCCTTCGTCTCTACGTTTAAACTCTTCGTCAATATAGTCGTACCACTTTTCTTTTTGTTCGTCTGGATAATCTCTCCAGTCGAATATATTTTTTATACGCTTAAGTTCTTTTGGATACTCAGTCTTTACCCATTTGTCTTCTTTATGTTTAAACACATTAGAGGCGGGCACACGCGGCAATGCGATCTGCAACCCTTGTATTTCAATGACTTCTCCGATTTGTCCAGTCTTTGATATAACAACGATATCATGGTCTTTATCATAACCGTATTTCCATTTTTTACCACGATTAAGTCTCGTGACAGTTGTTTTCTTAATTGGTTCTACAACTTTTACTAAACTCTGTTCGTACATTACTTAGATCTACCTTCAGCAAAACCCTTGAAGACACGCTCTTTCTTTTCTTCTGGAGACTTACCATCTAGTAAGTTTTGTTCTTCTTGGATTCTAGCTAATATCTCAAAAGCATCAAAGATCGCAAGCTTCTTAGTAGCAGCAGCGTTTTTAAGTCTATCAGCAGATACATCATCTTCAGTGTTAGTGATGATTTTTTCTTCTGCTACTTTGATAAGCTCGTTAACAGCTATCTGCCCAGCTTGGATTATACTCTTCTTCGTTTCCTTGATATTCATATTTAATTGTAATAAATTGAGACGGTATACGATATAAACGTTTACCGTCAATTACGAACTCACACTCTATGTTTGGCTTAAAACCTATAAGAGAGTTTAGCTCTGCTCTGCCATCAGTATGTTTTACAATACCAACTAAAGGTTTTTCAGTATCAACACTTAGCTTGCTATTGTCTTTAATAGGTTGTACAAAGCAATAACCTTTTGGGCATAGCCAATTGTTATCACGCTTGTACAAAAATATTTGATCATCATTTACAAAGTATTTATTTTCTTCATAATATGACCTACTATTACGCTCTCGACCTTTTACATCATGCCAACGTCTAAATACGTTAAAGTGAACTATAACTGTATCACCAACTTGTATTTCTGTATTGCCTAACTTTGGTATAGATATAACTTTAGCAAGCCTATTAACGTGATGATGATTAAACACATCAGTGTTAAGTATTAGTTCTTTATCACCTACTTTTGTAGTATTGTTGTATCTTTCACCTATAGGCTCTACAACAAAGTTGTAAAGCGCTTGCATTAGTATTCTAGATTATATTCTACAGATATAGCCATATTCTTGTTGAAGTCTTTCCAAGGAATAACAGCTTTGTCTTTTCTAATATATATAGAATACTTTTCAGTTTCTTCTAAAATGTCACAAATGGTATGACCGCCATACACTTCCTGTCCAACAGAATAGTGCATAGCGTCGTTTTTATAGTCTTTACCAATCGTGATCTTACGAATCAGATGGCTCATCTTTTTTGTAGTTAATTGTACCGTCTTGAATATTTATGTCATCACAACCGTACTGTTCATTAAATTGTAATTGCATTTCATTGAGTCTTTCGTTACCTTGAAATAAAGCGTGAAGAGCGCTGTGTTTCTGTACCTCCATTACTCCAATGTCAAACTGAAGTTTATTAATTGCAGAAACTACGTTTTGCAGTTGCTTTAATTCTTCTTCAGAAATCTTTTCTGGTTTTAGGTCAATGACCTTTTCTTTCTTTTTTCCCATAATTAAATTGTATTAAATTAAAATTGTTTATTGTAAATACCAGTCACTACTGGTGTCTGATTGCATTGTTTGAACTTGAGATTCTGTGTAAGAATCGTAAGAACTTAAGCTAGCTGGTAAAGAATCATCAAACTTAAGCATAACTCTTTTAGGGTTTTTAGCTGTATCAACAAAATTGTTTAAAATAAAATCTACTTTGTCAGCGTGATTTTCAAGTTCGGTTTCAGTGAGTATTGTGTATATAGCCATTGTTAAGGTGTTGTTGTTGAGAAAGCAGCATCAGCTCTAAGAGTTCCATTACTATTACCTGCTTCATCATCAGTGCTGTTGTTCATCTTGTAGTAAAGATGTAAGTGGTCATGACCAGTTATATCTGTAGGAGCTCCGCCTCCGCCTATATCAGATATTTCACTATCTTCAAGGGCAGCATCAAAAAACGCACACTCATCAATAAAACCATCAATAGGTGTAGTTGCAGTGCCAGCTCCATTTTGGAACCCTCCAAATCCTAGATTAATAGATGAAGTATACTGATTGTGATTAGATATACTTACCGCTAGAGTTAAAGTTCCAGCTATTTCGCTACCATTAACGTATATAGCATACGCTGTGTTACCTCCAGTCTCTGTTACTTTAGCTGCTACATGAGTCCAGTCAGTCGCTCCATCACTAAAAGTAACACCGTCTGCATTGTATAGTGCTATATCAGAATTTGCTTGATGTATAAAACTAAGTTTTCCAGTAGGATTTACAGCAAAGCCAATAATATTACCTGAAGTGCTTGCTCCAGCTATGTATTGTACAACACTAGGTTGGCCGTCGTCTAACTTAATCCACGCTGAAATAGTGAAGCTATTTCTAATCTGAGTTTGCAGCGTTGTATTAGTATCAAAAAAATCTCCACTTCCGTCTAAAACAACAGAGTGAGAGTTTGCATATCCAGAGTCGAGTACATACGGTGACGCTAAACTAGCTCCTAAACCTAGCATTACTCTCCTATGTAGGCTACGATGTGACCAGAGTTAACATCTATTTCTGTCCAACGACCGTAGATAGTAACTCCTTTAGGAAACGTTACTGAATCTACAACTTTACCGCCAGTACCTTCAGTAGCGGTTTCAGCTCCAGCGTCTAAATCGTGAGCTGGCTCTTCTGTAGAAATATATATATCTCCAGTTAAAGTACTTGGATCTGTAGCGCTAGCGCCTGGTACACGTACTCTTTCTGCTACTAAACCACCGGAAGCATCAAATACTGTGTCAGCTAACATTGTTATAGCTACAAACACTTTACCACTTGGAGGATTAATTTCCTCACTAGAAGCAGTGGTGTAAACACTACCTAATTGTCCGAAGCCATATGAGACCTCTGTTGAATTAATTCCCATTTTATTTTTTTACTTTTTCTATAGATCTACCAGCAAAGTACGCACCAAAAGCGGTAAGCATAAGTATCTGTAGTAAGTCTACATATGAATCTTTAACATTGAAAGGTAATGTATCTACGCTATCAAAAACCATTGTTAGCATGAACATACCCATTAGACATATAAGCGTTAGTGGTCTTATAAGCTTAGCTAGCTTTACATCGCTACCCATATCAGCTTTCCATCTTTCGCTTACATTATTTTGAAAAGCAACCTCAGCATCTACAGCAGCCATGCCTGCCTCTGTGTCTACTTCAGGATCTTTATCAATAAGGTTTTTAACTATACCTAACGCTCCTTGATCTGGTAGAAAGTCTCCTACTACATCAAGCACATTTGGCGCTTTGTTAGCTAGCCATTTACCTAGGCCTGTTTCTTTAATTTTTTTCGGCATCTATTGCTACTTTTTCCCATGGAAAAGACTTGTCGCCTTCTTCTTTCCACTTACCATTATACTTAATCATACCGCTTTTTCTAGCGTATGTCTTGCCTTCCCATCTTACATAGTCATCACCAAACGCGGCTCTACCGCTTTGTAAATCTTTTACGTGTTGAGCTTCGTGTTTTATAACTCTGTCGTACTGAGGCGTACCTTTTTTAATATCGTCGTCTACGACAACTTTATTAGGATAAGCTTCACCCATAACTCCAGGCCCAAGCTCTTTGTGTTCTACTTTAAACTGTAAAGACTTTTTTAGCTTACCGCCTGACGCTATGCCTGGTAAAGGTTTATATTTGCCAAGCTTAAAAGCCATTATTTAACGTCGTATGTTTTACCGTCTACTTCAAAAGTTTTAGCTCCTTTTTCTCTAGCGTCGTTTAATGCTCCAATAAAAGCATTAGCTTGCATAGGTGACATTTTTTTCATAGCTGAAGTCATTTTCATAGCAGCGTCTTGAGTAAGCTTCATGTGAGACATATCCATAGCTGAGTCTTCTTTAAGCTTCATATGAGACATGTCCATAGCTGAATCTTTTTTAAGCTTCATATGAGACATATTCATAGCACCATGAGCATGATCCATTGGTGACTTATCCATTGGTGACTTCATCTTCTTAGGTGAGTGACCCATATCCATAGGTGATTTATCCATAGGTGATTTATCCATAGGAGATTTGTCCATAGGTGATTTAAGTCTCATGCTAGATATACCTCTATCATTTTGTACCTTGTCGTACATCGCTGTACCTTTCATTTTAAACGGCATGTTATCTTTCTTTATCTCGTATCATATCGTCTATTGCTTTGTTGTAGACTTTATCTGTATACGATTTGTTGTTATAAAAAATGCTACGTTCAGAAGTTGGTAGATCTTCTTCGCCAAGCAATATGCGATATATTCGTGTCACTAGCTGTGAGCATTTAAACGACGTTTTAAATACAGAGTACTTAATACTTGTTCTGTTTCTATGTCGCCAAACTTCTATCCAGCCAGCTGATCGTAGTTTCTCCCACCTTTTCTTATCCCAAGAATATGTGTAAGCACCCTCGATAAATTCGTTTCGGGTAAATCTACCCTTATGATCTAAATATATAAGTAATTCTAGATCAGCGTCAGTTAATCCATAAGTCTTACAGGCCCACTTACGCGTGAGCCTGTAGTACTTAAGGATATTCATATCACGCAAATCATGCGCTGATAATCTCATATTATATTGCTCCGTCTACACTATTTTCAATGTGCTGCACAGACAATATGTCTTTGTGTATGTAAACAGGTTGACGTGTTGTACCATCAGCATCAGTAGTAGAGTCATCTGCTATGATTGTAATGCCATCATGATGAGGTCCTCTATTAACTGCTTGAACTAAAGCTTGCATCACTTCTTTTCCTTTACCAGCAGTGATGTTTAAAATAACGTACCCGTTACTACCGTCTACTCCATCTTCAGCACCATCATTTTGGTGAACGTTTCCTTTATTCATACCTTCAAAGTATATAATCATACGTTGATTTGAAGAATGCATCAGAAACCCACAAAGACTTGACACTGGGATTAGTATAGAATCTCCAGTTCCATCGTCATCATCTTCATCAGCTTGGTTTCTAAAGTACCAGAATCTGTCTGTATATTTTGATTTTGTCATAGTTTCTATTTTTTTTATTTATTATCAATTATACTTTAATAGCTGGCTTTCCAAACCACTTAAGATATACACCAACTTGTGGAGTACCTGTCATAGAGCTCATGTCTTCTTTAGCTGTTATATGAAAGAACGTATCACCTGTTTGTCTACTTACTTTAGCAGCAGATCCTGAGTGAACTATAAGAGGATCGTTTGCATCCGAGCTAATATCAAGGTCTACATCAGGAATAGATGTATTGCCTGAAGCATCTGCGCCAACGAACTCAGTACCACCAGAAGCAGCATCATCTGCTATAGCAGCGTTATGATACTCTAAAGCTACTGAACCTACGTTATTAGTTGCTCCAGAAATAGAAATCAAAGCCGCTTCTAATAGAATAGCATTATTGAGTTTAATAGAAAGCGAAGCAGCAACGTCATCGTCGTCTGCTGTCATAGGTGTAACAACCTCAAAGTACTCGTGGATACCACGGTGTTGCGATGAATAAGTAGCAAGCGTATTTCCACAAGAATTAATAAACGGAGATATATATTCTGCTTCAACAGTATTATTGTTAACGTCTGTAGTCACGTCATCTGCAATTACAACAAACCCGTCTTTATTAACGTAACTGTTTACTGCTTGAGCGATAGCCGTCATAACCTCTTGAGTTTTTCCTGCTACTATATCTAACTTAGCTCCATCATGCCCTGTGTTACTATGATGGTATCCTACTTTATGTGTATTAGGATCTTCTGGATATCTTATAGGGCTAAAATGAACCATTACATTTGTATCGCTGTTTGGTTCCAAGTGCAATAATTTCGATGCTGGCACACACATACTAGTAGGGTTCTGATCAAGCGTCGTAGTATCCCCATCATCGTTGTCTGCGTCTGCGACAGTACGAAAGTAAAGCCAATTTTCAACTTTATTAACTGACATTTTTTAAATTTTTAATTAGTTATTGTTTATTTACCGTGTAAGGTTTATGATGTAAAGTTTAGGTCTAATATATATATCACACGTTTAGCGAAGTAGTTACTCCACTAACACTACATCTCTTGCTCGGATTACATGGTACATTGTGTCTGCCCAGGTTATACCATGCCCAGCATGTTTGTCGTAATATATAATATCGTTATCTTTTAGGCCTTCAACTAGATTACCTGTAGAGATAATCGTAGCTTTAATATACCTATTGCTTTCGTCTAGTTCTTCAGTAAGAAGTAAGCCACCAACTTTCTTAGGACCCACTTTCTCTACGTCTACTACTATGTAATCATTGATTGCTTTCATCTGCTCTAGCATTTGATATTACACAATCAGCTGATATAATAGTTGACACTACTGATACAGCGTTCTTTAATGCAGACTTAGTAACAAGTACTGGATCTACAATACCTGCTTCAATCATATCTACACACTCACCAGTTATTACATCGATGCCACAGTACTCTTGATCGTCGCATACCACACCTGTAATACCTGCGTTATCTAGTATTGTATCGAAAGGAGCTTTAATAGCTTCTAGCAATACTTCCTCACCCGCGTTAGCGGGAGAAATTTTTTGAGCAGCCCACCATAGTGCTGAACCGCCGCCAGGTACTATGCCTTCTTTTAGTGCAGCTTTAGTTGCGTATATAGCATCTTCAACCCTGTCTTTCTTTTCTTTGAGTTCTACTTTAGAACCTGCACCCACTTTGATAATACCTACAGAGCCTGATAGCATAGCTAAACGTTCTTCAAGCTTCTTTTTAAAAAACCCGTTTTTTTCTTCAGCTACTTTCTTAGACACTTGCTCAATACGTTCGTTAATTTCCTCTGTCATTTCTTCAAGAGTTATTACTGTATTAGTATCGCTAGTTACCGCGTACTCAGCTTCACCAAGATGTTCTACACTTATGAGATCTAAGTCATCACCTAGCTCTTCATTAATAACAGTAGCGCCTGTCATAATAGCTAAATCTTCTGTAGCATCTTGCTTAGTAGGTCCAAAGCCAGGCAAGTCAACGATGTTAACTTTAATATTACCTTTTACCTTGTTCATCATAAGCGCTGACTTGACGCCTTGCGCTACTGGAGCTATAATAAGTAAAGCCCTACCTTTTTTAATGACATGCTCTAATACGCTTTGTATCTTACGTACATTAGGTATCTCACTTGACACAATAAGTACATATGGATTATCTAGCTCTGCTAGATGTTTATCAGTGTTAGTGACGAAGTGCGGCGACGTAAGCCCGCAGTCAAACTGCACTCCGTCAACTAACTCAACATGCGTTTCATCGGTGTCACCTTCCTCCATAAGTACGACACCATTCTTACCTACTTTTTGGTAAGCTTCTGCAATAATGCTTCCAAGGGCTTGATCATTATTACAACTAATCGCGCTAACAGCGCTAAGCATGCTCCCTTCAACTTCAATAGCCCTTCCTTCCAGATGTTGCACAACTTTGTCCAGGCCTGAGCTAATACCTGCTTTGATTTCTCTAATAGATTCATCAGCATATTTTTCTTTGTTTACTTCTTTTAAAAGTGCTTCAGCAAGGACAGTAGCTGTAGTAGTACCGTCACCTGCTTCTTTCACTGTATTGTTAGCTGCCTCCTTAATTAAGGTTGCACCTATGTTTTCGACCGGATCATATAAGACTACGCTTTGGGCAACGGTTACTCCGTCTTTTGTTATGACCGGCTTGCCGCGAGCATCTTCGTATATAACGCATTTACCCGATGCGCCTAATGTACTCTTTACGGCTTGCGCTAGTTTAGTTACACCAGCAATTACTTTATCTTTAGCGATTTGACCAAAGTCTAAACGTTTGATCAACTCACTAGGTAAGTTGTATTCCATGAATTATATTAAATTAAATTGTATTGGTTTTTATTGTTTAGTTCTAGGATTTCTAGGAGGAGTGTTAGCTTTTTCAAGAAACTCACCTGGTTCTCCTGGATTAGCCATGCGATCAACAGCTGGATAATTAGGAGATCCATCGTCTTTAAGAGGAACGCTTTTACCTGCTCTTCTAATTTTTATAAACTCATCTTTAAGTCCTTGATCAGAATACTCTTTGCCACCTATGGTAACAGTAGTATCTCCTATCTTTTCTATGTTAGAAGGATTTTTCTGATTATCAGGTGGATTCTCTCGCTCGTGCTCCTTATCAAATGGGCTAAAGCCTTTCATCTTAAATCCTGATTTTAATTTCTTTATTTTAGCTTCGTATTGTTCCTTAGTTAAGTATCTCGCTGTGCCAGGATTCTTTTTCGCAAATTCCTCGTAACTCATAGTTGGCTCTTTAGTCTTTGACTTACCTGTTGCCATTGACTTTAGTTCTTTCTGTAAGTTTTTTTCAGCTTGTACTCCGCCTATGCCTGATAGTTTCGGAAAGCCCTTCATTTTAAACGGCATGTTATACTTCTTTTTTAATTTTACCTTTCTTAGTTATCTTGTATTGAGTAGAACTACCTCCTGTAGGATTAATAACTTTTCCTTTAGGGTCTTTTGCAATACCACCTCCTTCGATAAAGTACGTGTCACTACCGCCAAATCGAGTTAATTGCTCTGATGTAACTAGTTTACCTTTTTTAGCTAGTCTATCTCTTCTTCTTTGTGCTCTTTTAGAGTCTATATCTTTGCCGAAGTTACGCTCCATCGGTGAACTTCTCATTTTAAACGCCATATTTCTTGTTTTTAAAAAGTTTTTACAACTTTAGGGCCTTTTGTAGCCTCTAATTTTTTTGAAAAGTAGTCAATGCTACCGTCAATTGCAGATTCTGCGCCTTCCATAGTCTCTCTACGTGTAACTGCGTGCCAATTATCGTCAATTGAAGGGTGAGAAACCTCTGTTTGGTAGTATCCGTTAGGTAATTGGGTGATTCGCCAGTTACTTTTGTCCGACATGTGCGTCCATTCAGTAATTTCTTGTTTACTAGGTTTAGTAGTGTGCGTCGTAGACGACGTCTTGTAGTATAAATAGGTCATATTTATTGGTTTTTAGTTTAAATGTTATGTTAATTATCCTTTTACCCACCAACCGTACTCTGCAACGACTGTACCAGACGATGCTTGTAGTTGTACTCCTGCTGAATGGCCACCGCAAGGTAGAAAACAGAACTCATCAGCAGCAAGTTTCGCAAAAGGTACGTCACCTGTTAGCTCTACGTTTAAAGTTTCTGTTGTTGCAGAAGATCCATCAGACGTACCGGTGTGCTTTACGTATATATAGTATGTCTGACCGTCTGTACGAGGCTGCACAATGTTATTTGCGCCTGTAGTCGATACGGTAGTTCTAGATATACCATGCGTTTCTTGCCCAATAGTGAGCTCGTCGGTGACAGTTAGACTTAGAGTTTCGTCTTCGCTAACTCCTGCTGATCCTCCAGTACTTGCTAATGTTAATGTTGGTGTTAATTTTATAGCCATTGTTTAATTCTTTATAGTTCCATTGCTCCGGTACTTGATTCTTCGTAGCCTTGTTCAAATAGTTTTCTTTCTTTTTTTCTTTTTGCACCTTTTGCTAACGCTATACCCCCACCTATTACCGCTGCTGCAGCTAGAGCTATCCAGCCTACTGGGTTACTTACGCCTATAGCTGCTGCTCCTTTAGCACCTAGACCTAGCGAAGCTGACTTACCTATAGCATATCCTGCTCCTGCTGCTGTCTTTGCTTTTCCGCCTAGGCCAAACGTATTCTTTATATCTGATGTTACGTTCTCTTTTCTTTGTGCTTTTAGTTCTTCTGGGTTTTGAGATAAAGGTGCACCACTAGAGTCAACATACTTCATTGGAGAGCATGATGATCTTCTACGTCTTTGTCCGTGCATAATTCTTCTTTTACCCATAAGTATAGTATTACACACTTAATCTGCTATTTACAAAGTGTGACACAAGCCTACTACTAGGATACTATTAACTAGCTATTGTCATACTTTTTTGGGATATTATAAATTTTGGAGTAAAATGTAGCCCCCCTCCCCCGCCCCCTCCCCCCTGCCAGGAAAAGTCGCGACTCTAAGCCAGCCCCGCCTCTTATTTTTACACTTTACAAACTAAATACGACTTCACTTGGATAATATATATGTAAACAAAATCTAATAACTACAAAATGAAAAAGTTAAACTACAAATTAAAAACTCTTATAATTACTAAAATAGCTAAAAACTTCAGAAAAAAGTTACCAATCGCTCGCAATCTCAAAGTTCAAAATATTGATTACATGTATGAATATAGCTTTATTCAACTATTCAAAACATTAATCGACTCATTCAAACTTGAACCTCAACACTTCAATAACATGTTTATCAAATGAGACAAATACTTGAATCAATAGCAATAATTATACTTATACTACTAAGTTGTTGTGTGTACTAAAAAAATTGTACAATCACACTCGCGGCAGAAGACTACTCTAGTAAAATTGTATACTAAACAAAACATACTCTTTTACAAACTAACAACGACACTCGTTGGATAATAATAATAACTAATTTAAAAATTCTAAAATTTACATATCATGTCAAATTCTAATAACACTCTAATCTCAAAGCGTTTCGTACTACGTCAGTCACTTGTTGGCAAAAATGCTATCATCACTGTCAACTTCAAAAATGGCAAAACAGTTACTTACTCACACGACAAAGCATTCACTCTTATGCAGTCTGCACTCGAAGCAATGCCATGTTGGGCAAAGTACAAGTCGTACACTGCTACTAACAATGTGCCAAAGGCAATTCGTGAAACTGAAGCAATTGTTGACTAATGATTAGTGCCAGCAAACTCCGCAAGTTGTCAGGCTTGTACCGCTTCCGCAGAGTATAAACAAATAATAGTCCAGTTAGTTGTATGTTTACTGGTAAATCAAATATGAACATACACACATAGTAGTCCTTGGCGGAATTGGCGGCGATTTTACCGTAGCATTGCAATTACGAGTTCGATTCTCGTGCTACTACTAACAATTAAATAAATAGAAAACATGAAAACATTTTTCAAAAATCACTATGTACTTATCGTACTTGGCTTCTGGCTAACAACTTTAATGTGTCTATCTTCTTGCTTAGGCGTTACAAACTAAGCACGAACGCTAAAGGATAATAATAATATGATATTCGATACTAAACTACGAGCTGAAGTAAAAATACAGCGTGATGCAGTGCATCAATTACTCAAGCACCACTTACCAAAGTGTGAGCTAACGCTAATCGGTGACAGCGAGATACAACTCACATGGCACTCAAATCCTCACTGTATACGTGAAACATTACTTACATGTAGCATGTATGGCGACTGGCAGTTCGAAGAGCACCAGTGGGAGTCGTTCGATAACTATCATTACTCAACAGACTTAAACGTCGACTACACGTCACCTGCTAACGAAGTTGTTAACGCATTAATGAAATTACTATGAGATTACTATCAATCATCGCGCTCTGCTTAGTATTTAATGCAGAGATAAATCAAGGCTGGCAAGGCTGGGTAAACTCTACTTGGGACGTAGTAGGTGTTCACAAACCAAATACGAAACTAAATGGATAATATTAATATGAAGACAATACAATTCCTCAAAGACAAAAGAGTACAGCTCAATGGCGTAACTTTCAAGCCATACTGTATCGGCGACTTACCGCCATCATTCGGTTGCATTGCTCACGAGCGTGACGCAGACGGCGACATTGTTAAATACGGCATAAGTGAATGGTTTGCATTCAAAGGCTTTTGCTACATACCAGAGTAATCATGAAAATTACAGTATTAAATTTTGAAGTGTGCGAAGTAGATACAATAGAGCTACCAGCAGAGTTACATGGCGCACAAATCGAAGTGCTAGAAGGTTTTTTAATCGGCAAAGACTACAGTCTTGGCAATATAGAGTGGATGCAACATGAATAATCAAGCAAAAAAATATAGAAAATACTACGAAGCACTCGACGCAATCGGTTGCAAGCATATATCAACGCCACGTCAAATCAAGAATGGAACACGAGTATTTCGTCTACCATTCAAAGACGCTTGGGGTCACGATATAGACTTTGCTACATACGAGTCGGGTTATGTACGCAGATTAGTAAAGGTCGGCTATTGTCCTTGCTATCAAATTAATAAAAAGTGTAAGAAATCACGTATGGTTAAAGTAGAAAGCGGTACACACAAAGGCTATTACTACAAGAGACGCTCAAACGAACGCATACTAATTGAAGGTAATGGCGATCGACTAGAGTACTTATTTAACTACATTATACGTAATTTCTTTAGAGCTAAGCCAAAATACAATAGAACTATCGACATGGAGTGGTTAAACTTCTGTGCAAAGTGGCAATACGGTGAGTTTGGCTTCAACAGCTGCACTCAACCACAACAGAATAACATACTAAAATCTTTACAATAATGACAAGTTACGAACAAAGAGCGTATGACGCGCTCGCAGTGAAGCTAACCGAAGCAGGTTACGCATATGAAAACACAAGCTGGGCTAATGATGCAACTGCATCTATATCAGTATCTTGTAGACGTGTAATTATATCAGAGGTTGAAGATGAAGTTCAACAATTTGAGTTTCAAATTTACATACCTAACTGTGATTACCTCGACCCAGATAACGAGTTCTTTAATACTTATGCTATCACTGACGTGATGACTGGTCACACATATGACTTCGATCGAGCTGATGAAGTTGTAGAGCATATTCAAGACTGCTTACGAGATGTTATTTTTACAAACTAAATACGATTACCTCTGGATAATAATAATATGAAATGTCCAAAATGCAATAACACAATACAACCTGGCCGCGTGCGCCTTGGTTACAAAGTATGTATCAACTGTTCTACTGTAGAGCGTTATGGTTGTGCACCACTTATAAACCACAAGACAGGCAACTCAATACAAATTATGTCAAGCAGCGATGCTGCTCGTATTGCCAAACTTACAAGGCGTCGCGGTTATGGTACAATGCTAAAATAATATAATCATGGATAAAGAAAATTTACAAACAAAGTTAGAAGCGCTAGAAGCTAACGTAAAAGTTAAGCAAAATGAACTAGGCATTGCTATGTCAGAAGCTCAAATGGCGCGAGAAGAACTAGCTAATGCAGACAAACCTGTGCTATCAGCAGATAAAGCGTCAGATTTAGTAGATCTGTTACAAGGTATGTTTCACGATATACTAAATGACGCTGACACTAGCGACCTAAGTCCAGAGTTCAGTATAGACTATGGTAACGAGGTAAGACTCGACTGCATTGACATGAGTGCGATCGAAGTACACTCAGGTGATATCGAAGCTGTACTAGAGCAGGTATTCAATATAGTGTCTGACAATAGCTAGTTAAGCACGACGGTGCAAGGCGTACAAGCACATGTAAACACAAAGAGCTGTTTACCTAACGTGTAAAATTTACGATAGTGTACGTAACGGGCGAAAGCCACGCATTGGCCGCAGGTGACCTAGACGATAGGTGTCAAAGCTTCGGCGCCGGGTCAATGCTTTACATAAGAGTAACGGTTGTTATGCTTGCCTATCACAGGTAGCTTGGTGCACCAAGTGACGAGAAACAGCAAGTTAACGCAGGTTCGATTCCTGCACTCTTACAAACTAAATACGAATACTAATGGATAATATAAACATGAAAGACTATATTACACAAGAGCTAGCTGCGCTCGATCGAAGCATTGTAGCTACACCACACACCAAAGCAGATCTAGAATCATTTGCTAAAGCAAATCAAGGTAGTAGCGATATACTACTTATGCAAATGGCAATGCAATACGGTTATAAACTAGCATTAGAAAACCTAGAAATAGAATTATCATGAGACAAACATTGTATGAAAGAATAACACCAGAGTGCAAAGAAGCTCTAGAATATAACTCTAAGCGCTGGCATGGCGCAACTAACAAAATAGTTAGCGTGCTATCGTCACATAAATTCTGGTCTGATTTAAGAGTAGGCGACGTAAACTTTATTATACAGTTCGTAGACCTACCATTTGCAAAAATAACTGCCAATACATTTGCGTTCGGCGAAAATATTATCAAAGATGAATAAGAAAAAAGTACAAGAACAATTACCTAACTGGTTTCACGGTGAGGTGTATGAATTAGGCGACGAAGTTCGTAATCCATTTAGCGGCGAAACAGTATTGCTAGATGCTGCTGAGCTAAGTATGTATGACTGCGTCAAAGGTGCTGAAATGATTATGCACATGGGCGCAGCTAACATTGATGAGTGTATAGATGTTATTAACCAAGGTAAAGACTGGTTTCTTGCTAGAAACCCTCAAGCCTACATGACACTACTTGATTGATGATTATACTTAGTATGCTAGTGTCATATATATTTTTAGAAATATTTATAGAATCAAAACAAAAATTTAAAGAATAATGGCAACAAGAGCAACGATAAGGTTTGCTACACGCGAAGAAGGTGTACCTTTTGACAAACACCCACAACAATGGCATGCGCAATTCTACAACCACTATGACGGTTATCCTGAAGGTTTAGGTGTAGAGATCGCGAAGTCATTTACTAACTACAATAAAATCAACGGCTGGGAAGTTGAAGCACTTGATATAGTTCACGGTGATATAGAATATCTGTATTACGTATGGCAGTGTCATGGTAAATCAGAGCCATGGATTAGTATATTTCAAGTAATTGATTGGAGCGTTCCTGAAAATAATAGCGAAGGCAAATGCATCTTCGTAGGTACACCAGATATGTTATTGAAGAAGTATGCGCCTGAAGAAAGCGATCTTGATAAAATTTCTAAGCATCTTTGCGATAATACAAACTAAATACGAACGATGACGGATAATAATCTAAACAAATCAATGACTGAAAAAGAATTAAACAGCTTAGCTAACAAGATCGTAGCTAAAATGATGCATCTTAAAACCATGGAACAGTGGTTTGAGCACATACGTGATACTGATGTAGCTAAAGATGCAGACTTCTTCAGTCTACACATAAGCGAAGAGTATGAAGCTATGGGTGATCTAGCTAAGCTTATTACATTGCTTAACTTGTACACTGAAGATGAAGAATATGAAAAGTGCGTTATCATAAAACGCCGTATAGAAACTGTAAATAAAATACTAGATAAATATGATGAGACATAAGCCAATGCTGGCATACCCTGTCAGCTCTAAACCAATTAACTACTACGAACCTGTATTTATACAACCTAAACTTGACGGCGTCCGCTGCCTTATACAGTGCGACAAAGGCAAGGTAACTGCATGGTCACGTACAGGTAAGCAATGGCTTAACATCGATCACATCTTGTTTAACCTTGAACCTTTCTTCAAGTTTCACCCGCAAGTTGTACTCGATGGCGAGCTATACAACCATGACTTGAAAAATGACTTTGAGCAAATTATTTCTTGCGTGCGTAAAACTAAACCAACCGATCAACACCGCTTTGATTCAGCTAGACTTGTGCAGTTTCACTGCTACGATCTAATTGGTAAAGGCATGCACTTACCTTTTGCTAAACGTAACGAGTGGCTACGTGATAACCTTATGACAAACCACTGTGTTAAACGTGTACCTACATTTGCCGTAGGCTGTGAAGAGCAAGCTAAAAAATACCACCAAGATCACTTAGAGTGTGGTTACGAAGGCTCAATAGTACGTCTTAACACAGAGTATCAAGAAAAGCGCTCGCACAGTTTGCGTAAGTTCAAAGACTTTCACGACACCGAAGCAGAGCTTGTTGGCTGGGTTGAAGGCAAAGGCAAACGTGTAGGCACGATCGGTAAGTTTCTAGCTCGTGATGCTGATGGCATCGAGTTCGGCATGCCAGTTATGGATAAGTTCAAGTACTTACAAGACAACTTTAAAGAAATGCAAACATGGGTTGGCAAGACAGCTACGTTCACATACTTCGAGCGTACTAAAGCTGGTAGCTATCGTCACCCGTTGTTTAAATGTATACGCGACTACGAATAAATAAAATATAATAAAATGGGAAACATGAGTTACTGCCGCTTTGAAAACACACTAGCGGATATGCGCGACTGTCTATACGCGCTTCAAAATGGTTTAGACGCAGAAGAGTTATCAGATTACGAGATCAGCGCGTTACGCAACTTTGCTGATACAGCTAGACAAATAGCTGCATTTGAAAACAACATATATAATGTAATTGAAGAGTATGAACAGATTACAGAATAGATTAGATGCTTACGAACGATTAGTTGAATCACAAGAAAAGACTATTAAATTACTTGAAATGCAACTACGTAATGAAAAATTAAAGAATAACAACCTAACTAGCCTGTATAAGTCTGGTGACGGTATAAAATCAATAGAGGACTAATGAATAAGGATTTAAAGAAACGTATAAAAGAATTTAATAAAATACCTAATTATGATAATTCTAAAAGAATTATTGTATGTACTTTAAAACCTCAAAGCATGACAATAGCCTCTAATAATACTAAGTAACAGGCTAATGTCACAGTATGAAAGAAACTTAGAGCTGTTAAATAAAAGGCGTGTAGTGTATCGTAGACTACCTATAACAGATGTACCTGATATAGAAAACGATATGTACATGTTCTTTGAAAACGGCACGTATCAATGCTACGATCTATTTAAAAGTACAGCAAAGATAACTACGTATAAGTCTCTGAAGTGGCATTTGCTTGTTATATGGTATTTAAACCCAGGCATAGATCAAGATGAGTTTATGGATATAGCACTTGATATATCTGCTAAAACAAACGGCTATGTTAGTTTTAATGTACCACCTAACTTATTGAACAAGATTGTTTATGAAGTTAGTATGCTTGATCTTATAGAGCCGCCGAAGAATAAACTACGTAAAGTTATATTCAAGTTGCATTGTGGTCTAGCAAAAGATGAAAAGCTACGCATTGTAGGTCAGCTTATTGGTAGATCAAATAAAACGCATCCTGATGACGTTTATCAAGCTATGATAGATATACATGACTTAGGCCAAAAGATTACAATTAAACGTATCTCTAACGTCTTACATGTATCATCTCGAACTGTACATAGGTATATGTGCGAAGACTTGAAACGTGAAAAAGAATTATTAAATAAACAACTATGAAATGTTATAATGTACAAAACTACATACGCTATAAAAAAGATATAAAGCAATGGAGTAAACGTGTAGACTGGTGTAGGCCATGGGACGAGATGACTCGTGATGAGCTTATAGTTAAGTTTATGCCTCTTGCAGAAAACCTAGCGCGTAAGTTTTCAACTACGCAACAAGCTAGCGGTGTAATGACTATCAACGATCTTATACAAGAAGGTAATAAAAACTTAGTTATTGCTGCAGATAAAATAGCTTGGGATACTATATATGAAGCTGAAGACCCAGAGCAAAGGCTTAAATCATTTTTATCAAAGCGAATTAAAGGTGGTATACGTAGGGCTATAGATATAATGCGTGGCACTATGCGTATACCAGAACATAAGATTAACGAGATACGTAAAAACGAAGGTAAAGATCGTGATGCAGTAGAAATGTTTTTCAACTCTGTATTTCAAAGTCTTGATGCTATGGTAGACGATACAACTAATATGTATGACGTACCTGAGCCAGTGCAGACTTACAACCCTGAGCTGTTAGCTTCATATCTTATTAGTCTATTGCAAATACACCTAGATCCAAGAGAGTTTGATGTAGTAGTATATAGCTACGGTATTAATTGTGATAAGCTATCTGCTAAACAAATTGCAGCTAAACTTGATATTAAAGGCGACAGTGCTTACGTACGTGTATCACAGTTAAAACGTCAAGCTATTGACAAGCTTGTTGACAATGTAGATTACTCGCAAGTGGTTGACTTTCTGTAATTTACTCGTGTAAAAACGTAAATAAACGTGTAACTATATATATGCAAACCATATACCAAAATGAAAGAATTAAATAACAAACTAGCTCAAGTCCAGACTAAGCTAAAGGCTAAAAAGTCTAGCTATAATTCGTTTGGCAAATACTATTTTCGTAAAAGCGAAGATATACTAGAAGCGGTAAAACCGTTTCTCCTCGAGCTCGATGTATCTGTAGTAATTAAAGAACAGATTATCGCCACAGATCCTGTGCCAATGCTCGAGTCCACAGCAATTTTCTCGGACGGTGAAAACCAGGTAACAGCCACTGCGGTTGTAGGTGTCGACCTATCTCAAAAAGGTATGCAGACGTCTCAACAGTTTGGTGCTGCAAGTACTTACGGTAAGAAGTACGCGTTAGGTAATCTATTCTTGATCGATGATACTGAAGACGCAGATGCAACTAACACGCACGGAAAAGCTGATGTAAAACCTAGAATAACTGTCGAGCAGTTTAACAAAGCAAAAGAATATATAACCAATGGAGGAAACGTTAATGCGATTAAAACAAAATACAAGCTTACCTCAAAACAAGAGGAAGAGCTAACTAAGCTATGAGTAAAGAAATAATCGATCGACTGCGTAATGATGAAGATTATTACGGTGACTACGGTAATAAGTTTTTAAGTAACTCGCATATAGGTAAGCTACTTAAAAATCCTATGTCGTTATATGACAAGACACCTAATAACCCTAACTTCTTAGTCGGTGGATATTTCCACACTGCTATATTAGAACCTGATAAAATCAAGTCGTTCAAAGTAATTGAATCATCAACTCGAAACACTAAAAAGTATAAAGAAATATCTGGTGGTGAGTTATGCCTGCTACAACACGAAGTAGACGGTATTGAACTGATGGTAGACAAGATGATGGCAAACGATATATGCAGAGATCTGATACAGCCAGACAATGGTAGTGTCGTGTATGAAGAACCAGGTATAACAAACTTGTTTGGTAATACTTGGAAAGGCAAGGCAGATATAATTAATCATAACGAAAAACTCGTTATCGATCTTAAAACTACAGGCGATATTGACAAGTTCAAATGGTCTGCACAAAAGTTTAATTACGACAGCCAAGCTTATATATACAGAAACTTATTTGACTATGATATGTTGTTTATAGTTATAGACAAGAACACACATCAAATAGGTCTGTACGACTGTTCACCTGATTTTTACAGAACAGGTAGAGACAAAGTAGAAAAAGCCAGTGAAGTATATGATCTGTTTTATAAGACAGAGAACTTCGATCACAGGCAACATTTAATAACTAAAACCTTATAAACCATGCCAAGAGCAAAAATGAGAACCTGTGATGTAACAGGTATTACAACAAAAGAGTCTAACTTCTACGCGAAGCAATCGCACTTAAAGCCTGTTGACAACCTAAGGCGTAACACAGGCGCTACAAAGGCTCAAATGAGACGTATGTTTAACCAATTAGCTGACATTAAATAATGGCAAGTATTTTAAAAACAAGTATCAACCTTAGCGAAATACCTAAAGATAAAATCATTAACGGTAAAAAAGGTAAGTATCTACCTATTACAATTACACTTAATGATGACTTAGACCAGTTTGGTAATCAAGGTCCTGTCTGTGTAGATCAGACAAAAGAGGAGCGTGATGCTAAGACTGCTAAGACTTACTTAGGTAACGTTAAAGTTGTATGGACAAACGGCGAAAACGTAGATGCAGCACCACGTGACGCAGCAGCTGCGCCACCGCCACCACCTCAACCACAAGCTGTAGAAGAGGACTTACCATTCTAGTATGAACGTACAGGAAACAGAGATCAATGGATTTGCTATTGACAAGTTCAATCAGCATGGCCTAGATGTAGGTAAACCACAAGGGACTTGTCCTTTGTGTTCTGCAGATAGGAAACCTGAAAACCGTAAGGCTAAATGCGCGTCTTACGACTGGGAACGTGGTCTCGGCACCTGTCATAATTGCAATACTAGTTTTCAACTGCATACTTACAAGCGTAAAGGTAACAGCGAAAAGGTCTATGTTAGACCTGGAGTTGACACCATAATGAAACGTAGTACTAAAGTTGAAGATTGGTTTGCATCACGAGGCATATCTGCTCGCACCTTATCTGACTTAAAAGTTAGCGAAGGTATGGAGTGGATGCCTCAGACAGGTAAGTCCGAAAATACTATCC